TGTGGACCCGTCCCGGCGACGTGGCACGCCGGTGCAGTGCTGCGGTATCCGACCTCCCCGGCGTCTATGAGGCCGACACGATCGTGACCCGGCGCAAGGTCAAGAGCACCGTTCTCGGTCGGACATCGGTCACTGAGCGTGAGCTCATCACCCAGACGCTCTCCGACGTCGTCTCGGTTCTCGACTCACCGCCGCGAGTCGCTGTACGGCTCCGCTTTCGAGATGGGAGAGCTCGATGAATCGTCTTCCCGCGTCGTTTCACCGCCTCACCGCGGCTTTTGTGGCACTGGCGCTGATCGCCGTCGGCGCCGGCGCGATCGCATGGCGCACCGGACTCGACCCAGTCGCAGACTGGATCGACAGCATCGACGAGGCGGCATTCGAGCGCAGCGCCACCGCATCGTGGTGGATCTGGGTGCTGATCGCGGCCGCCGTCGTCGCCCTCGGGTGGGGACTGCTGTTGCTGTCCACCAACATTCGTCCCCGCGCAGTCGAGGACGTCGATCTCGATGGCTCCGACGAGACCGGAACCCTCACGATCGCACCGAAACTCATCGCCGCTGCGGTCGCCGACCAACTCGAGGGCAATCCCCTGTTCCAGAATGTGACCGCCAAGGCGATCGACGACCGCGCCCGCAGCATCATCCGGGTCCAGGTCACCGCACGGCCCGACCGGAGCTACCGGGCGATCGCCGGCCCGGTCGGTGACGCCGTGACCTCCATCCGCACCGCTCTCGGGGATTCCGGCGTCCATGTCCAGGCGTTCGTCCATCTCGAGCGATGACCGTCGACCACAGAGCGCAGTGAACGAGAACGAGAACCGAACGAACCCCGAAGACACCGAGTGTCTTCGGGGTTCGTGGTCTGTGGGACTTCTCGAAGACCCCTCACGTCCCCTTCACGTTGAGGATCTGGCGCAAGGTGTGCTCGATGTCCACGAGGTCCACGGCATCGGCCATCACCTGATCGATGTCCTTGTATGCGTCGGGGATCTCGTCGATCCACTCTTCGCCGTGTCGGTACTCGATGCCCTTCATGCGATCGGCGAGGTCCTCGAGGGTGAACAGCTTCTTGGCCTGGGTGCGCGAGTACTGCCGTCCGGCTCCGTGGGGTGCGGAGTACAGGCCGGACTCGTTGCCCTTGCCGCGGACGACGTAGGACTTGGTGCCCATGGAGCCCGGGATCAGGCCGTAGCGGCCCTCGGATGCGTCGATGGCGCCCTTGCGCGTCAGCCACACCTTCTTGCCGGCGATCTCGACGCGCTCGGTGTAGTTGTGGTGGCAGTTGATGCGGCGGACCTCGACGTCAGGCCCAAGCTCGTCGAAGTCGACGTCGTCGGAGTATTCAGCCCAGGTGGTGAACACCTTGACGAACCGGTCCATCATCTCGGCCCGGTTCTCGAGCGCGAAGGCCTGGGCCCATCGGAGCTCGCGGATGTATGCGCCGAATTCGTCGGTCCCGGACGGGAGGTAGGCCAGGTCGGGGTTGGCGAGCTGGATGTGCCACTTCTTGCACAGCTTCTGGGCGATCTTGATGTGCTTCTGCGCGATCTTGTTCCCGACGCCGCGGCTGCCCGAATGCAGGAACAGCCAGATCTCGCCCGAGCCCTTCTCGTATACGGACTCGCACAGCTCGATGAAGTGGTTACCCCCACCGAGCGAGCCGAGCTGCTCGCGCCACTTCGGCGAGTGCTTGAGGTCGACACCCTTCTCTTCGGCCATGGTCTCGAGACGCGCGATGCGCTCCTCGGTGTGCTCAGCCCAACGTCCATCGACGTTGTAGTTCCCCGGCGAGAGCGGGATGGCGGTCTCGACGCGCTCACGCAGGTCTGCGAGATCCAGGCCGGCGATGTCATCCTTCTGGACCCAGGTCTCGACACCGATCATGCCGCATCCGATGTCCACGCCGACCGCAGCAGGGATCACGGCATCGACGGTCGGGATCACCGTGCCGACCGCAGATCCCTTGCCGCCGTGTGCATCCGGCATCAGCGCGACATGGGGATGGATGAACGGCAGAGACGAGATCTCACCGGCCTGCTGGGTCGTCATGTCATCGAGGATGGATGCGTAATTGAGCACCTTGGGTGCGATCATTTCGGGCATATCTGACCTTCTTTCTGTTAGTTGCCGAGCTGTGCAGCGAAGTCGGATTCGGTGTCGTCGAAGGGGAATTCGCAGATGTCGTTGACGTCGACCGAACTGACATCGCAGGAGTTGATGAGGTCCATCAGGCGCTCATTCTTAGCCAACTTGGCTTCCCGGAACGCCCACCTGAGTGCGATTTCTGCGTCATCGATCGCCATCTCGACGTCATCGCGCGCCTGGACCAGTCGATTAAACACCTTCTCCTCGAGAGCATCGAGCTTCTGCGCCTCGTCGTCCCACCAGGTGATCGTTGGATAGCCAGATGGCAGCAGGTACGCGTGCCGGCCGGCATGGCGATAGATCAGGTCACACTGGTGCAGGGTGCCTTTCTTGACCAGGAACCGAGACTGGCATCGGCCATGGATTGCTGTCTCCCGCAGGTTCTCGCTGACGTAGGTGCCTGGGATTACTTCTTCGTCAAATAGCATGTCCCACCTACGGATTCAGGTTGAGATCGATCTTGCGGGTCACTGAACCCTCGGGCACGTACACGCGATACTGGGGGCCTTTGTATCGCACATCCCAGCAGGTCCAGCTCCAGAAGCGGTCGTCGCTGTCGCAGTACTGGTTGGCATAGCGTTCGAACCTGGCCTCGGTCAGCCCGGGAACCTCATGGAGATCGACATTGGACGCTTCGATGTTCTCGAGTTTCAGCCGATCGCCGTCGCGCCAGTAGAACCGGTACCGGGCGTCTGACTCAACCGACCCGCCAAACAGGGAGATGTAGCCGTGAAACCCGGTTCCGTCTGAGATGGCCACGATCGGACGCCGCTCCCAGATCTGCTCGGAATCCTGTGCGCCACTGAGGGCTACGCAAGCCATGAGGGTGATCAGCCCGGCCAGGATGGGGAGTACGAGGAACCCCTCCTGCCAGCGGATTGCAAGAACGACGGCGGTGAGCATGAGCGCCGCGAGAATGATGACGGCGATCATTGACGTCCCTCCAGTTTGGTGATGACGCCGGCGATGGCCTCGAGCGACACGGGCCCGAGATCCCAGGCATCGAGGCCGACGTTGATGGTGCGCTGCAACTCGAGGTCGCCGGGATTGACGACGCGGACGGCAGTGCCGTCTGCGTCGCGATACCGGTGGTTCTCGAATCTCTCCGGCACCCGCGGGTCACCCGGGTCCATCGACGTGAATGTGGAGTACAAGCCCCATGGAGGGCCTGACCACTCGCGCGCGGTGAGCGCGAACCGCTGATGTGTGTGGCCATGCAGGAGCCATCGGCCTTCATCCCGCAGGCGCCACTGTGTGTGCCGATCTTCTTCGGTGTGGTCACCGAAGTACGGGTAGTGGCTCAGGCACACCTTGTGCCCGGCGATCTTGCGCGACGCAAACGGCATGATGGTGTCGAACACCTCGAGGTATGCCGGCCACCACTTCTTGGCCGTGCGGAACTGAGGGTGACATCCGTCGTGATTGCCTGGGATGAGGTGCATCTCAGCGCCCGTTTCCTCGCGCACCGTAGAGAGAAACAGGAGTGCGTCACGTTGGGCCTGGGAACCGCCGGCGGATATGTCACCGAGGACCCAGAGCTGATCTCTCTTGGTGAGCAGGTTGCAGAGATTCCTGTGGACGATCATGTCATGGCGCATGCCGACCCGGCGAGGGTTCGCTTGCCAGGCCTGAGTCACCTGTGGTCGCCGTGTCTGCTCAACCTTCTCGTGACCGATGTGCAGGTCGGCGGTGAAGTAGACGGTCATTCAGCCTTCCCGACTGCTGGTCGAAACCCGACGAACCCGTCGTCCCACTCGATGAAGCCGACGATGCCGTTGTTGGCGTCCTTAACTGCCATCGGTTCCATGTCGAGGTACAGCTCGCTGTCGCCGAGCCTTGTGCCGGTGGCCTCGTTGACCTTCGCAAGCGCTTCGGCGATACCGGCCAACTCGGTCTTGTCAAACACGTATGTCACTCCTACCCCTCTCTACTCTCTACTTCAATATTAGAGAGGGTACCAGCCGCCACCGTCAAGGACAATGGTGCTGGCACCCTCTCGTGCCGCGTGTTTACTTGTACTGGTCGATCAGGTTTGCCTTGCGGCGCATGCGGGTTGGTCGATCGATCTTGGGTTCGTAGCTGGCAGTGGGCTCCTCGTAGCAGCACCCGTCGGAGCACCAGGCGCGACCTTCGACCGCGCGGTGCCTCAGGTCCCACCAGACGGAGTCCCGCACCGACCATTCCTCGGTGTCGCTGGCGTTCACCCAGAGCACCTTCTGTGTGATCTCGTCTGGGGTCCAGTTCTCGGCAATCTCGTCGGCGAAGTCGTCGCGCGCCGGATCGAAATAGTAGAGACGATCATCCACCCACATGAGCGTGGCGTTGATCTCCTTGCAGAACACTTCCATCCAGTCCGGCACATGGATGAGCTTCCGAAAGTAGTGCCGCTCAACCGGGTTCGTCGGATTGTCAGCATCGTCGCGCCACGCCTGCTGAGAGTTTGCCGTCTCGGTGAGGATCGAGTGCCTCGCTGCGGCCGACAGCAGCGCGGTGGCCTGGACGAGTCGCTTGATGGTGTTGAGCTGCCCTACGGCAACGGTGTCGACGTCGCGCCGACGGACACTGCCTGCGGGTATCCCGACGGCGTCGAGAGAACTGGAGCTCAGGTCCTCATACTTCAGCCTGGCCAGGTCGTTGTTGATCTTGGATTCGATGAACCGGGTCAGCCTGCGGTTGCGACGCTCGTAGTAGAAGGCCTTGGCTGAGGAAGGTGTCGTCATTTTATACTCCCTTGATTTCCGCACTGTAGCGGGTGATTACGTCGACTTCGCCGCGCTTCCACAACTTGGCCCATCGCCCCTCGACCGTCGAGACGAAGAATTGGCCGGCGACGTCGTATGCCAGTGTTGTGTAGGGGTTTTCGCCATCCCCCAGGTCTCCGTCGCGGACCCAGATCTCACAGATGTTGTACCGAACCTCGGTATCCGGTACTGGCCAGATGGTCCCGGGGGCGTCTGCCAGGAAGTCCATCACGGCTCCCTGAGTTCGATGACGTAGGACGTGAGGAGCTGCTTGTCCTCGATGTACTTCGCGGCGTCCTCGGCGTTGTCGAAGGGCCCGATGTACTTGTACGGCGACGCCGGGAACTTCTGCAGCACAGCTGCCTTGGAGGTCGGCAGGGTCACGGATTGGCCTCCTTGAGTACGTCAGACAGGGACTCGCGCGCGATGCGGAGGTGGTCCTCGCAGATCTTCTTGAGCTCGAGTGCACGCTCCCAGGCCGGAAAGAGTTCGTCGATGGTCAGCTTGCCGCTCGCGACCTTGCGGGTGATCTGCTCGAGCTCGGTCTGCGCCTCTTCGTAGGACAGGGACATGCGCTTCTCCTCTTAAACGGTGACGGCTTCGAACGAGCCGTCCTTGGTGGTGACGGTGAATCGGGTGCCAGCGGCGGGGTTGGGCCCGGAGATGCCGACAACGACTGCGTATCCGCGGTTGAGCACCTTCTGGTGGTCGAGGGCGTTGAGGGCCTCCCCCAGCGCGCGGATCGACTGCTCACGTCGGGCGATGAAGTCCGCGGAGTTGTCCAGCAGGTTGTTCACCGCGAGCCGGGTGCGGTGTCCCTCGTTGTCGATCGTCTGGGCGATCGTGCTGGCCACCTGCTGAGCCATCGAGTCAATCCGAAGCTGGCCATTCTGAATCTGCCCACTGATCGCTCCTTCGATCCGCTCGAACGTCTGTTCGATATGTCGGAGCTCATTGAACACGTTGGGTACGACACGCTTGGCGGCGTCCGTCGGCGTCGCCGCGCGTAGGTCGACCACGCGATCGAGCAGTGGCCGGTCATTCTCGTGGCCGATCGCGCTGACCGTCGGCGTGCTGGCCGCGAAGGCCGCGCGGACCAGGGCCTCGTCGTACCAGGGCAGTAGATCCTGCTTCGATCCGCCCCCGCGGGCCAGGATGATGATGTCGACCTCGGGGTCAGAATCCAGCGCCCGAATGGCCTCCACAGCCCGGCCGACGCAACGTTGCCCCTGGACCGGGATGTGGACCGTCCTGAAGGTCACATACGGCCAGCGGTCACGGGCGACGTTCAGGACATCCTTTTCGGCATCGCTGTCGGCCGCGGTGATCAGTCCGATGAGCTTCGGAACCGCCGGCAGCTTCTGCTTGTGCCGGGGATGGAACAGCCCCTCGGAATCTAGCTTCTTCTCGAGGGCTTCAAGCTGGGTCTGTATTGCACCTTCGCCGACGGGTTCGATCTGGCTGACCCGCAGGGATAGGCTGCCGCGGGAGTTCCAGTACTGCGGGTGTCCATAGACCTTCACGTGGTCGCCGCTGGACACCTCCGCAGGGATCACGCTGGGCGTGGCGGTGATGGAGATGGACTGATTCTTCTCGGTGTCTCGCATCTCGAGGAACGCCACCGACCCGCTCGGGCGGTGGACGCGGGTCAGCTGACCCTCAACCCACACATCGCCCAGCTTGCCGATGTAGCCACCAATTTCCTTGTTGTAGCGGCTGACCGACCACGGTGACTCCTGAGTGGCCGTCACTCGCGCACCTCGCTCAGGGCCTGCTCGATCGCCCCATCCAGCGAGTCGCGCATGCCGGCGACGTGCTCGATCATGCCGCTCAGGCCCACCGCGGCGAAGGCGTCCATCACGAAGTCCAGCCGATCCTGCCATGCCAGCACCGCGTAGTACACCGCCCGAAGCTGGGCGACGCTTGGCTCCTCACTCATCTGTGAACATCTCCTGTCTAGCCACTGACGCAATAGCTAGACAGACGGTATCAGCCACCCCCCCGAGAAAGTGCGCCAGGACACGCCAAACTGGGTGTTGACGCATCCGCAGCCATGTGTCTAAACTGTGAAGCACAGGCTAGACAGTCGGAATTAACAGGGGGGGACGAAATGAGAGCTAGAGAGCCACCGGGCAGCGAGTCCAACGGCACGAACACCGCCCGCGCCCCATAGAGAAGGAGGGCAATCGTAAAGGCGCCGCACAGAATAGAAAGTAGGACCCCTCCCAGATCGGGAGGGGTCCTACTTATATTGCGATCCAAGTCACATGACTGATAGTATCCAACCTGTGGATAGACAGGTAACAATACGCATACCCAAACGTCCTGTCGTTATATGTGCCGGACTCGTCATCGCCGTGGTGGCAGCCCTCGGTGTATACATCTCGATTGACGATATGGTAAAGAATGATGAGGACGGTACGCCTACATACATTGCTGCCTGTGGAGAGGAATGCGGAGACATCTACATGCGACTCAACCTGGGGGTGTGCACAGACACCACCGAGCAGTGTGGTAGGGACGCCGAGTGGATGGCTAGCAAGCTGGTGGCCATCAACGGGAACCTGGAATCGCACCCCGGGGCAGGGGGCCTGTTCGGCGCCCGGGCGAACACTGCGTGGAGATCATTTCAGAGTAACTGCGTATACGGCGCGAAAGACTGGGACGACACCATCACCCTCTCTATCCGCGGGGTCGCCGGCGAAGGCGACTGCCGGTGGGTGGCAGATACCGCGATTGAACTGACCGAACGATTCATAGGTTCCATGGAAGAGGAAGGCGGTACCGACAATGGCTAGAGAGATGCATGTCACACTCATTGACGATCTTGACGGAAAACCCATCGAGGAGGGCGAAGGCAGCACGGTAACCTTCTCCCTGCAGGGCATCGATTACGAGATCGATTTGCGAACAGCCAATCTCATGAAATTTGAGAAGGCAATGGAGAAGTACATCAACGCCGCCACCCGAGTTGGTGGCCGCAAACGCACCAAGAAGGCCAAGGGCACCACACGGGCCGAAGCGCTCAGGGAGGTGCGTGAGTGGGCATGGTCTCAGGGTTACGAACTGTCAAGCAAAGGCCGTGTGCCCCAACACATCATGGACGCCTTCGCCGAGGCGAAGTAGCTCACACCGGGGCCACCTCGATGTAGGAATCCACCGGCGACACGCCATCCCACCACGGGGAGTCAACCGTGGAGAACACGGTCCCCGGCTCGTATGCGTACGCAACCACTTCCAGGAGGATGACGTCGCCGTTCGACACGGTGCGCGGCACCTCGAAGCTGTGGAGCGCCATGGTTCCAGTGACGTTCTGCGACGCAATAACAGTGCCGTTGTGCTTGATGCGGAAGGTGACCACGGTCGCACCGCCCGCCTTGCGTAGGTACAGGCCCGCGCGGACAACGGCGGGCGTCGAGGCGGCAGCTACCACGCGGAGCTGCCTGTCGTTCTCGACGACCGCCGGCGCGCCTGGGTTGGGCACCCATCCCGGCACCGTCTCGGTCGTGGTGGATTTGTATGTGGGTCGCTTGTCCATCCGCTGACGAGCCAGGGAGGACAGCAGGCTCACAAACTTCGTGCCGTCCCACTCGTACACACCCTGCGGCGCGACGAATGCGGACCCGTTCCAGATTCGATACTGCGAGGGATCGGCATACGCACTGCCATTCCAGATCTTCAGTGGCATCAGGGCACCACGTAGAGCTTTCCCACCTCGCCAGTCGCCGGCAGTGGCCCGAAGACCACGGGGCTGGACTGCAGTGAGGTGTCGGCCCTGTCGAGTGAGACCTGGACGTCGCTGGCGAGCTTCGACCTCGCGATGGTGGGGATTCGCGCTGCGGCGAAGGTGCCCGAGGTGACCTCGCTGGCGGCGTGACTGTGCGCCGCGTTGGCCTTGGCGTCGAGTGCGGCCTGGGTTGCGGTGGAGATCGGCTTGCTGGCGTCGCTGGTGTTGTCTACGTTGCCCAGGCCAACGTCGCCCTTGACCAGGGTTACATTGCCGGTCCTGCCCGCAACCGACGCGACCGCATCGGTGGTGTCGGACTTCTCCCACCGGTCGCCGTTGTAGATGACGTAGTCCCCGACATCGAACGTGATGTTGCCGGCGCCGAAGTTGCGGGTGCCTGCGGTGCCAACGCGGTAGACGTCGCCCTGATCGCCAGTGGTGTTGGCCAGTGCCGGGGTGTTCGTCGAAGCATTCCAGACACCCTTGTACTCCATGATGGAGGAAGGCAGCTGGGAGACAGGCACTTTGCCGCCGGCGTCGAGGCTGGCGTAGCCGTTGGCGACACCCTTGTTGGCCATCTTCTCCGCTGGGGCCACCGCTCCGTCAACATAGTTCCTCGTGGCGGCATGATCCACGTCTACCGGGTCGGCAAACTTGGCCCGGCCGTTGCCGTCCCGGAGGACCAGCGAGTTGTTTGCGGCGCTACTGGTGAACGGGATGGTGGTCGGGTTCCCCGAGCCGTCATTGGAGTAGGCCCGGTTGTTTCCAGCGGCCCTGGCGACCTTGGTGTCGACGTAGGCCTTGCGCGCCAGGTGGTCATTGCTGGTGGGATCTGCCGAGTATGCGATCGGGCCAAGCATGGTCCCGCCACCCAGCGCCAGGAAAGACGCCTCAAGCAGCGGCGAATTGTATGCCAGGCAGAACAGCGAGGTGATTCGGAACGACGCGTTCATGAAGTTCTGAAAGGTGTACCGCAACTTCGTCAGTGGCGCCGTCGCGTCGGATGGCACGCTGACTCGCGTGATGATGAGTCCCGAGGTGTTCGTGCTTCGCAAATCGAGCACATGCCAGGCATTGCTGTAGAACCCCTCGATCTGCACAGAGTTGGCCCGGAAGCTGGTCGACATAGCGACGCCGACCACCGTTCCGTACCGGAAGGATGTGTGACAATCAACCGTGGCGACAATCGTGTCCGTCGGGGCAACCGGGATGCTCATCGACTGCACGTTGGGCTCAAACACCCGCAGCTGAGTCTCGACCGTGACTCCCGGCGCTCCCCCGTTCTTGGTCACAGTCAACCCACCACCGCGGGCTACGTTGTAAGAGAGGTCGTTGAACAGGTGTGGCAGATGGGTGAATCCGGTCGACTCGGGCGCCCATACGCCTACCGCCCCGACTGCGCCCGGCGGCGCGATCACATTGCCATCGAGGATTCGCGGCGTGGTCGAGTCCACGTAGGTCTTGGTTGCCGTGCTCATCGGCTTGCTGGCGTCGCTGGTGTTGTCGACGTTGCCCAGGTCGACGTCGGACTTGGTCAGCGAGACTGCGCCGGTGCGGCCGTTGACTGTGGCAACCCCGCCGGCGTCACCCTTGTCACCCTTGTCGCCTTTGTCTCCCTTTATTCCTTGCTGCCCCTGGGGTCCTCGGTCGCCCGGGTCACCCTTGGCGCCGCGGTCACCCTTGTCACCCTTGTCTCCCTTGTCACCCTTGGGTCCGGGGTCACCCTTGACCGGAATGAACTGTGCGGTACCGGGCTTGGAGAACGTCAGGACCTCGGAGGCGTCGGTCTGAACGTTGACGGTGCGATCGTCGGACCCGATGAGCTGCATCAGACCATCACCTTCTTCGCCAGGCCCGTCTGGAGCTCCCGGGTGGGAGCGGCGGCGTCCTGCTTGAACATCAGCCAGTAGCGCATCCCGGCATCGACTTCGGAGACCTCGGGGCCGGGGATGTGAATGGTGGCGGTGTCGTTGTCGATGTCGAAGTCCCAGCGCACCGGCTGTGACTCGGCAGTGCCGAACAGGTAGTAGAGCTCTGCGTCGTCGTCGTACTGGCCCGTCGACAGTCGATAGCTGTATACGAAGTCGCCAACGGTGGGCAGGTTGAGATCGAGAATCGGGGTGGCCCGATTGCCCGCCCAGGTGACATCCGGCTCGTCGATGACGTCGTTGAGCCGCAGTTCGTTGCCGGATTCGGGTGGCAGGAAGGTGATGTCGCGCGAGGGGATCGCCAGGCCGTTGAAGTTCAGTGTCGGTCGTGCGGTCCATCGGACGGGGCGGTTGCCGATCGTCGCCGCGAGCCACACCCCGGGCCGGCCCTGGAGATCCTCGATTTCGCCATTGACGACGACCGCGGTGATCTCGGAGAGTGACACCGAGCGTGTGGGATCGCCCGTGGGGTACGCCGGCGCCTTGGGATCCACCGAGGGGATGAACCTGACATTGCCGGTGACACCGACCTCGTCCGGTTCGGAGTCGAGGTCGACCATGCCATCTTCGACCAGGTGGGTCCACTTGGCCGTTACGTGTTGATAGGTGATGTCCGCCATTGTTTTCCTTAGCTGACAGTTTGGTCGATGTCGTAGATGAGCAGGTCGTCCCAGGAGGGGCTGTTGGTGAACAGTGCGCGACTGACGCCGAGACCGCCGGTGCGCTTGCCCCGACCGCGCTGTGCGAGGTTGTTGGGATCGGGCAGGTCTGTGACGGTCACGCCGTTGCGTTTGAAGTAGTACGTCGCGGTATCGGGGTCGAATTCGATCCGCCAACGCGCCGCACCCTCCGGGAGGTTGCCAACCTCTTTGACCTCGGCCGAATTGGCCGGATCGCTGGGGCTGGTGATGAACACCTTGACGGTGGCCCTGTTCCCCGAGTTGATCAGCATGCCAACACCACTCGTGCCGTTGGTGGTGGTGTGCAGGCGCATCTGGCTCGGTATGATGTTGGTGCCTGACAGCGTGGCCTCGATGGCACAGCGGTCGGTCGACATCTGACCCTTGTAGATGATGTATTGCGTACTGTCGGCGAGTCCGGAGTGGCCGAATCGGCCATCCTTGATCTTGGCACCGGCACCGAGGGTGTAGGCGGCGTTGTTCGCGGTGTTGAGGTCGTCGAACCAGTACTGCGGGGGCGAGATGTAGATCTGACCGAGGTCGGGGGCAATCTGAGCGAACGGCGTCCGGCCGATCCGCCAGGCTGCAGCGTTACTGAGGGTGACCGTGGACCCCACCTGCGGAGCCCCGGTCAGGGCTACGTTCAGGTGCGTGCCATAGGGGACGCTGTGATATGCGGGTATTCGGTGGTTGCCAAGTCCATCTGCGGAGCCGAATGATGTTGCCACGAGCAGGTTTCCGGTTCCCTCAGTGGTCCACATGACCGCCATGAGTTCGCCGACCGATGGGGAGTACTCCTCATCGAATGTGGTGTCCACCCACCCGTAGCTTGTTCCGATCTGGGTGATGAAGTTCGTGCTGCGTGCGACGCACATCCACCGGTTGTTCTCGTAGTCGTAGGTCCACAGCGTGACCCGGCCGTCGGTGAGTGAGCCGGTGCCGCGGGCGAGGAAGGTGCAGACGTTTCGGGGAACGTCGGAGCGGGTGCGGAAGGTGGCGAAGGGGCCGATCCTGCTGGCTCCGCTCACCGCGGTCAGTGAGTAGGTGTTGCCGAGTGCGGCGTCTGCTGCATAGCTGCCCGGGCTGTGGGAGTGTGCTGCGCTGGACCCGCTCTGGCCGACGACCTGGAGGTTCCAGTCGTCGCGAACCGAGACCGAGTCGAGGTCACACGTGACGTCGCCGCCGGGTATGAGGCCCTGCCACAGTGGGACTGCGGATCGATACCGTAGCTCGTTTTCGTTGCGTAGCGCCTCAGACCTCGCCTTGAGGGCTGCCACGGCGTCGCGGACCTCTTGCTCTGTGAGGTTCTCTTCGACCTGCCCGGTGGTGGCGCCCTGCCACACCATGTTGGTCAGTTCCTGGTGTTTTCCGGTCGTATTGCTCTGCCAGCCAACAAGGTTCAGGAACCAGTCCTTGAAGTTGTTGACGATGTTGTTGATCGGGGTCACGACGACGCCGCGCACGATCTCGCCGATCTGGTTGAGTGTGGTCTGCACGCCGGCAATCAGGTCGCCGATCGGGTTCCAGTTCGACAGGTCCGAGATCCACTCCCAACCAGGGGGTGCGTTGTTCATCAGCTCCCCCACCAGGTCCACCAGTGGAGAGAAGTTCCCGCCCAGGGCCTGCAGGACAGCGTTGACCCATTCCTGGATGTCTGCGATGAATCCGAGGAGGTCGACGATGTCGTCGGAGAAGTTCAGCCACTCGAAGATTTGGGTGGTGAGCCACTTGTTCTCTTCGTGCACTCTAATTTCCCCTTAGCGGATAGACGGTTGGTTAGGCGGGATGGCGAAGCACTGACAGCTGCGCGTGCGAGGCCTTCACTTCCCAGCCACCGATGCCGCCCACGCGGGAGATGACAACGAAGACTTTCCCTGCATTGCCGGTGTGGTTGGCGGGGACGACACCGACATAACTGCCCGGTGCTGTGGACGTGCTCGGACTGGAGTTGGTGCTGAAGTGTGGGGTCAAGGTCACCATCTGGTCACCCCACCCCGCGAGTGCGACCCCCTTGGCGACGGTGGTTCCGTCATTGGCTGCTCCAGTGCCGCCGACGCGTGCCTCGATGGCCATCTGGGAGGTGTTGAACTGGTTGACGATGAAGTGTCCGGTGATATAGAGAGCCGTGGGGAACGAGAGGGGCTCGAGTGGCAGCTCCGCGAGGACTCGGTGGCTGTCGGTCAGCTGCGCGCCGGTGTTGGAGAATGCCGCCGAAGGGAGCGAGTAGTGCCGGATCGTCGGTGCCGAGCCGGGATACCAGCGCCCGGTGCTGGCGCTGTAGGTCAGCACCGCGCCGTCGGCGGGGGGTGTCGAGTTGTTGTAGTCGGTCGCGGCCGTGATCGCCGCGGCCGGTCCGGTGTCGCCCTTGGGGCCCGGGACCGCGGGGATGCCGATGTGAAGGACCTGCGAGCCGGCCGGGCCGGTGAGGCTGGCGACAGGCTCGTCGTCCTTGTGTAGGGTCTCGATCGAGACTCCGCTGAGTCCGCCCGGGGGGCCCTCGGGGCCTTGGGCGCCGAAGGCGTCCTGGAAGACCACCCAGTACGAGCCCGACCAGTAGTGCATGTCGTTGGTGTCGACGTTCCGATACGCCTTGCCGGCGTCGGAGGCTCCGAGCTGGAGGGCGGCAATATGCGCGCCAGTACGGTCCCCCATGTGCAAGAACGGAACCGCCGCATCGCCCTTGTCCCCCTTCGGGCCGCGCTGGCCACGGGGTAGCTCGATCATTCCTTCGCCGGGGGTCACCGAGATCGACAGGTGCCGCAGCGGCAGGCCTTCGTTGTCGTCGACCGCATAGACGCGGATCGTGGGGTGAAGAACGTCTACCGGTTCACCGAAAAGGTCATTGTAGGAGGGCATTACCGGTCCTCGAGGGTTGGGCGATGATGGGCTCGGTCGCCGCGCTGCATGTAGATCAGCGCAGCGAGCATGACCGCGTAGGCGACGGCGCCGCCGGCGTAGATGGCGAGTCGCAGGTAGTCGCGGCCGGGGTAATAGCCGACGACCACCGATGCCGAGGATGTGGACACCGACAGGGACACCTGTATGAGCACCGCGGAAAGGAAGACGCTCTTGGCCATGAAGATCCATCCAATCTGGTTCTTCCAGAACGGCGACCGTGCGGCGTAGAAGGCCGTGAATGTGATCACCAGGACGGTCATCACCACGAGCGATATGTTGCCCCACGCGCGCAGACTGTTACTGGGCAGAATGAACGCCAGGATGGCGACGACGAGCGCGGTATACCCTGCGACCCCTATAGCGGAGGAATGCCTGAGTATCGCCCGACTTCGTTGTCGGAGACTCATGCCACCTCCCAAGCAGCTTGCAACATTTCGGTGAATCCGTTCTTCTCGAGGTGCGCGCGCCGGATCCGCTCGTTGTTGATGCGGGTTTGCTCGGCATTGGCCTGAGCTATCTCCAGCTGCTTCTCCACTACCTTTTCGGCCTTCTCGTAACGGTCAACCTGACTCTTCGCGGCAGCCAGTTCGCGCCGGTCTCGGCGAAATGGTGACCTCATGTCTCACGCATCCGATCCTCGTAGACGTCCCGGATCGATTGCAGGACATGGTCTGTCACTTGTGCACGTGCATTGTTCTCCGAGATTGTCTGCGCCTGCACGTGGTTGACCTCCGCGAGCTTCTCGATCAGCTTGTTGGCCTTCTCGAGGGCGCGATCCTTCTCGGCCACGATCTCCTTGTGGCTCGGGCCCAGCACCAGCCAACCGCGAATGAAGCTGAGTGCATGGAGCCCGAACACCACGATCATGAAGGCAACGATGCCTACGTCGTTCCATGTGTCCGGGTTCCACGCGTTCACTCGAGCACGGGTGCCTTCTGGGCCTCAGCTGGCTGCTGGCCCTGCGTGAATGCGGAGGTGGTCGGGGTGTTGCCGGCCGCGGCACCGCCTGCAACGCCGCCGAGGATCGTGGAGATCAGCGGCATCCACACGTCGAGCTCGCCGCCGTGCAGGATCCCGTATCCGACGAGCACGGCCTGGCCGGCGGTGAGTAACGCATAGAACGCTGCACGGAAGGTGTTCACCCCACGCGCCATGAAGAAGGCGATCACCGGGCCGAGGATCGCGGTCACCAGACCCGACCAGAGCGAGGCTTCGTTGTCGGTCAGCGCGCCATTGGTGACGAGGAATGCCGTGAGGACGGGCAGGATCACATAGAGGAACGCTCTGAGGTCGGACCAGGATCGAATGGTAAACACGTTCATGGTGATTCAGCCCTTCGAGATGTCGGAGATGTCGATGTCGAGCTTGGCGGCGATGCGCTGCGAGATCAGATTTGCCTCGCGGGCGTTGGCGTGAGCGGCGATGAGGAATCGGACGGGTGAGCCGAACTTTCCTTCGTCGAGCCGCGGGTCAGCGACCTCGCTGGTGTAGCCGTCGAAGACGAGCTCGTTCCAGATGTCCATGAGCATCGCACGCACGTAGGCGAGCTTCTTGCCGGCCTTGGCGAGATTCGCGTTGCCGGCGACGTTGTACAGGTCGGGATGTCGCAGCGGGCGGGGGCCCACCACTCGGTCGTCGGCATTCTTGGCTGCCTTGTCGATGTGGGCGTCGCCCATCTGGATTGCGGCGCCGACGATCTTGTTGACGTCGGTGTCAGAGATTGCGGCCATGGGACCGGCCTCCTCTTCCTTGGTTTGTTCGGTGATGAGGCGTCCGTTTCGGATGCGCCGATTGCAGAAGTCGATGAGCTTCTGTGATGCTCCTGTGCCGGAGCTGGTTCCCGCGTTGAGCTGGTAGTGCATTTCGTCGGCTCGCGACCAGTCGGCACCCCAGAAGATGTTGCCCTCGAAGAGCTTGAGCCCCTCCCGGATCTTGGCCTTGCGCGCGTTCGGCATGACTCGCTGGCCCCAGGGGTACTGGGTGGCGTTGATGTCGACCGCGGTGCCACTGAGGTGATTGCTCGTCGCGACGTCGTTGGTGGCCGACCAACCCCAGTCGTCGGTGGGCTTGTACTTGTCGATGGGCTCGACGTTCTCGTGGTACCAGTGCAGCCACGCCTCGAGCACCGTGGCTGCATGGCCGGATCGAACGCGGAGCTTCATGCCGGCGACGGTGACAACCACCGTCTCGTCGGCGTTGCACATCCGCCAGCCGTTCTCCGACCAGTCGTGGCCGTAGATTCTGCGGAAACTCATGATGGACTCCCGATGTGAGGATCGCCCACCTGGCGGGCGGCGGCGATGACCAGACGCATCTGCTCATCGGTGAAGTTGGCGAACGGTTCCTTCTTGACTGGCGCCGCGGGCACATCCGGCTTGGTCAGTGCGCCATAGCCTTTGGGGGTGATGTTCACGCACAGCAGGTCGGCACTCATCCACCAGTGCTCCACGCCGCTGAAGCGGGCGCTGTCAGAGACGTAGATGCGCTTCTTGTCGGTATCGATGCCCACCGCGGTGACGTAGTGCATGATCAGATCCCACGGGTAACCCGGTGGTCGGGTGTTTCCCTGGGCCCAGATGTTGATCGGCATCGCCCGCCGCGAATGGGCGATCGTGCCGACCGCGTGCTTCCAGAACAAGTCCTTCTGCGCCTGCGTCGGCGTGTTGCCCTGCATGTAGTGGGCGCCGTATGCCCGGCCGGTGCGGCGGGTCAGGACTGAGTTGATCTGCCTGACGTCGGCGGTGCCGTTGACATTCGTGCCGCACTCGCGCTCCATGAGCGCCTCGGTGACAGTGATGCCGTATGTGGAAAGGACCACCTTGGCCGTTGACGGGCCGCAGGTGTAACCCTTCTGCTGAGCATGGTAGGTGTGTGGCAGGATGACAACACCCATAGTATCTTCTCCCTAATTGTACACTAGAAACATGTCTAGAAGATCTCGAGACCCAGGTCTGCGCCGGTATCGGTAGCAAGGTCCTTGATCATTCCGAATGCGGTGGCCAGCTTTCGGTGGGCCTTGACACCGTCGGACTCTTCGGCAGCCCCATCACCGATCTGCATTTCCCATACCGCGCGTTCATCACGGGCGTCTCGGAAGGTGGCCTTTGTCAGATAATCGGTCCAAATGGTCTTGTCCAGTTCGAATCCGACAATCTCACCAATAGTGAGGTCGACGCCGAAAACGAACGGTGCAGCATCACGAACACGAATGACCTTCGAGGTGTATCCGCGGGTATCGAAAACGCCCTGCTGGCCTTCCATGAGCCCCGAGACCGTATAGGCGCTCGACCCATTGGCGAATACCCGCTCGTGCTTCAGGTATGGCCCTGCGCGCTTGGCTCGTCCAGCATCGGTGAATCGTTGCCAGGCCATGAATACGTCTGACAGCTGACCCTGGTACAGCGCGGAGAGGCCACCGACACCCAGGTATGTGCCGGCAAAGTTCAGAAGCTGCTGAATTCCGATCTCGATGGCCGAGTTCATCCAGCCGGGCGAGCGGCCACCGATGATGATGTCCCGGGCCATCGGCTTGTGGACATCCACTCGACCGTCGATGATGCCGGTGTACTCGCCGTCGAGCCAGATCGCCTTGGGCCGGGCCTGCTTGAATCCGAGCAGGTTGGTGATCGTCCCGAGGGCGTCGTCACGCACCAGGTCGCCGGTGTGTCCCGACTGGTCAGGATTCTTGGACAGGATCTGGGTGATGCCGTCGTCGAGCAGCTCGGTGATCCACCACATCACACCGTCGATGACGGTACCCGTGGGCCCGGTGACACCGGTGTGGTCTTCGATGTCGAGCACGATCGTCGGCCGGTCGAGCTGGACGAACTTCCCGAGCGGCTGCGGGTGCTCGCCCGGGATGAACAGCTTCGCCGTCAGCGACAGACCCGAGTCCTTGAGCACCTGCTCGAAGAGTTCGTCGCCCATCTGCATACGCGCGGAAACAGCACACCACTTCGAGGTGTCCTTGAGCGTATTGACCGGTGCCACGGCGACCGGGAAGTTCGCATTCCGAACATTGAACCAGGCTCCAGGATCAAAGAGCTCGGTGAGTGCGGGAATGCGCCAGAGAGGAAGTTGAATCCGAAGTAGATTCGCCTTATAGAATGTCTTGATGACGGTATGAGCAGGTCCTATACCGAACATCCTCTTGGGGAATTGCGCAATCAGCGGCGCGAACGGCGACGGCCACATAGCAACCGACGAGCACCAATCCCAATCGTGAATGGCGTTGATTTCAATGGTCTCAACACCATCTTCATCGAGCACGATCGCCGCTTCAGTAACCTGCCCGGTCCACTGGGCACCTAGGGTGTCAACAATGATCGGAACAACAGCATCGGCGCCATCGGGATTACTGAACAAGTGGTCGCGCAGTTCAGAATCGCCCGGCAATGACATTGTCAGACCGCCGGCAGCATTACGCTCAAACGAGAACTCGATGTCGATGTAATCGTTACCGTATCCGGCGAGCTGATACACCTTGTCCATGACTCGGACGGTGACATTCCGCTCGTCCTGCATGGTGCGGCGTTCATCTTCGACCGCGGTATCCATGTACGCCGCGGCCTTGAACGGATTCCAGCCTGAGGCGACACTACTGGGCGTTTCAACCATATTGTGTCCAGCTGTCTATTAGAAAGGACGGTAATGGCGTGGGAATACCTGCGCCATCACTTGTGAATTCGGAGTTCCACCCTCGACTGCCACCTTGATCCGATTGATGGAATTCGGCTCGAGGTGGTTGGAGAACCGCTTGGTCCCCCAGCCCTTCCATGCGGTACGTCCGTCAATGCCGGTCGTGGAGTCATAGACCCGCAGTGACAGCTTCTCCCGGTGGGTCTTGAGCTTGAGCGTCTGCCCCTCCCTGATGGGCGTGAGCGGGATCATCTCTCCACCGGGGCCATCCTGGATCGAGTAGGTGCCGGGCCCGGGCATGACGTACTCGGGGTAGGCGATGTGGTCGGCAGGGTTCTTGATCAGGATCGATCCGTTGCCCGTGCCGGCCTTGTTCTCCCAGTGCCCAAATTCCATGGCCGAGCGGTACATTGCGTCGTCGGCGGCAATCGTCATGTCGTAGTCACACGACCGCATCAACGCCGGGTCCTTACCCCACTTGGGCTCAACGTTGCCGACCAGGCGGACCTGGATCCAGCGCCAGCCCATCTCTCGGGTGTAGAACGCCAGAACCCCGGGGATGCGCGTCGACCACCCGTTCCACCACTTGTTGTTGATCTGGTGGAAGCCGCGAATCGAGCTGGATGCGATCTGCACCTCGAAGTCGATCTCGCGGCGGGCGATGACCGTACCCTCGTATCGGGCACCGTCCTGTCGCGCACCCTCGGTCCACAGCAGCTCGGTGTCGATCATGTAGAGCTTGCTGGGCTCGACACCGAGCGTGGCCCCCTCCCGGCCCTGACCGAACCCGGAGAGGTGCCACACGTTGCCGTGGATGTCGTAGTAGATGACCTTCGTGCGGCGGTCACGCAGGAACATCTCAGTTTTGAAATCCTGCATGGGTCACCGCCTCACGACACGCGAGTTGGAGCGCGCCGCGCGCTTGGTTCGACGATCCATTTCCCTGAACGCTCCACTAAGGTCGGTGGTGTTGATGTTGACCGTGCCGGCGATCTGTCCGGCACCCGAGTTCGCGGCCCCGCCAGCGCCTGCAGCCACGACGGTCTCGGCCATTCCGGCCCAGTTGTCGCCGGCCCACTTGCGCCACTCGTCTTCGGACTCCCGGCGCCATTGAGCACCCGGGTTTTCCTGCATGGTGGCGAGCATCGCCTGGGTGCCCTTGGAGGTGCCCGGCATCTCCGACATGCCGGCGATCTTCTCGCGGGCCTCGCGTTCGATGGCGGCAGCCTCGTCGTGCTTGCCCTGTGCGCGAAGCTCATTGATCTTCTGAGCCTGATCGCTCTTGTAGAGATTGAGCTCATCCTGACGCTTCTTGGCGTCCTGGATCTGGGTGTTCATCAGCTTGTCGTTGCCGATTCGCTGAATTGCCCCGGGCTGTGCGAGCGCGTGTCCGAGTTGGCCGAGCAGCTTGCCCTTCTTGAACACGTCACTCATCGGGCCGGTGTATTCATCGACCCAATCCGACTGTGCGCCAAGTTCGTCCGCGTTGTTCTCGAACGTGAACGTGTCATCCTGGTCGGACTGGTTGAGCTCGTAACGCTCGGCGTCTAGACCGTAGAAGGGCTTACCGGTCTCGGGGTCGACGTAGAGGCCACGCTCGTCCTTGGCGATCGGCTTGCCGGTGGCTGGGTCGACCTCGAAGGGCTTGCTCGTCTTCGGGTCGATCGGCACGCCGGTGTTCTGGTCGGTCTCGTAGGGCTGACCGGTCTCGGGATTGACCTTCGCGGGCGTGTACTCGATGGCCGGCTTGGTGGTGGCCGAGTTCTGCGCCTTCTCGCCGATGGTTCCGTAGAAGGGCTTACCGGTCTCCGGGTCGATGTAGAGGCCGCGGTCGTCGGTCGTGATTGCCTGCTGGGTAACCGGATCGACGGTGAACTTCGTCCCGGTCTTCGGGTCGATCGGGACACCGGTCTCCGGGTCAACCTCGTACGGCTGACTGGTCTCAGGGTCAATCTTAGCCGGGGCGAACTCGATCGGCGAGGCCTTCTCCTCGACGACCTCCTCGTCCTTGGGCTCCTCCGGCGGGGTGTAACGCAGCTTCTCCGGCGTCGGGGTTGCCCCCATAGCCACCGGGGTCGGCTGTGCGGTCAGTGCGCGGAACATCTCCGGCTTGGTCAGCGCGCGGACGAGCTTGTCGACCAGCAGCCATTCCTTGTTGGTGAAGACCGCCTCGGGCTTGCCTGAGGTGTTCCAGCCGAGGGTGTTGTTCTCCCACATTCCACCGCGGTCGTAGCCGTGACCCTTGCCCCACATGGTGCCGAGGTCATCGCCGTATTCACGACGGTAGTAGCGCAGCGAGGCGTTCATGTTCGACCATGCGTCGAATCGGTCGTTCGGCAGCGACGGGTCGCGGTGTGCCTCATAGGTGCCCGGGGTCATCTGCAGCAGACCGCCGGCCTCATTGCCTCCACTGTTGACGTCGATAACCGTCTGGATGGCCTTCTCGTTGCCGCTTGATTCCGACTGGATCTGCGACAGCATCAGGTCCTGGTTGCGGCGCGAGGGATCAAATCCGTTGCGGCGCAGGGCTGCGATGACCATCGGACGCCAGCGTTCGACACTGCCACCTGGTGCTACTGCGGGACCGCTGTACATGCCCGACATCTGGGCGAGGTTGACGGCCTGGCTCTCGATCTGCTTGCTCAGTGAGCCGAAGATGAGACCGGGCAGCTGACCCATCATGCCCGGGAACTTCTTCGCCGAGATCTTCTGCTGCACTTCGGCCTTCATCGGCTTGAGCAGATCCTTGACCATGTCCGCCGGGGACTGCATCGGGGCCCCGGGTGCGCCACCTCCAGCCATGGACACCAGGCGACCGGCGAACGAACGCATCGCAGCCATCGCCCAGTGGACGTGGTCGTAGTGGTCGGCGTCGGTACCGGCACCGTAGTTCAGCGGCCGGCCGGCCTTGAGGTTCTGCCATCCGCCCAGGGGTGCGTGGATGAGCTCCTCGACCGGCTGGGTCTTGTTGAGCTGGTAGATCCACCGCGCGATCTGGGGCATGGGGCCGGTCAGGTCGAGGGCGCGCTGGCCCATGTGGTTGTCGAAGCCGCTGCCGACGTCGGCGTAGCGTGTGCCTGATACGAGGTTGACGTTCGGGAACGCGGTCCTGACGGCGTCCCACATCACTCGCTGGATCGGCGAGGTGATCTCGGCGCCGCCCTGGATGTGACCGCCGCTGATCGTGCCGCCGCGGGCAAATCGCCCGAACACCCCGCCGTTGGCGTAGTGGGCCGGATTGCCCTTGACCGGGTGCAGTCGACCCTCGCGGGCATCCTTGTTGATCTGGTCGATCGCCCGCGCACCACCCATGGCGCGAACAGCCTCGGGACGGATGATGCCCTCACCGCCGCCCAGGTGTAGTTCCCCGAGGGTCGGCGAGTAGAACGTGTGGATGTCGACGCCTGGGGTGTTCCCGGGCAGCACACCACCGCGGGCGAACTTGGCGGTGTACCGCGGCATCGGCTTGGAGCCGATGAGATCCGATACCGAGTTCCACATGCCAACGAGCCCGTCGTTGAACACGGTGTTGATGGTGAATCGGACCGGATCTGCTGTTGCAGACCGGATTCCATCCCACTGGGTGGCGATGGCCGGCACCGCGATACCGAAGGCGGACTGCACGTTGCGCAGCCCCTCCTTCACGCCGGTGAAGGCCGGGTCGATCGTGCCGGTCTTGGCAGCCAGGATTCGAGAGGTGAGGTTCAGCCAGGTGGGCTCGATGATCGCAGCCGCGGCCGGGAAGTGGGCCGTCAGATCGTCCAGGCGCGTGCCCACGCCGGCGAACATCGGGTCGATGATTGACTGCTTGGCGGTGTTGAGTAGGTTCGCCATGTTGAGCCACGCCGGGGTGACTCGAGTCTGGGCGATCAGGGGGAACTGGATGCCCATCTGCGTGATGGCCGAGTTGACCGAACTCAGGGCTGGCTGGATGAAGTTCGCCGCCGTCGAGGCGAGCGTGGATCCGAACTGCTTCCACGCCGGGAGTGCGCCGTCGATTGCCTGGCCGAATGCACCGCCCAGACCCATGACACCGTTGGCCATCGATCCGAACGGGTTGCCCACTGCGCCAAGGCCAAACGAGCCGGACTTTCGACCGGCGAGGCTGCCACCGGCGGCGAAACCGCGGAGCTTGCCCGAATTGATCGCGGCCAGCAGCCAATCCCACTCTTCAGACGACCGGGAGTTGATGACCCACTCGCCGCCATCGACGCGGGCCTGAGGCATGCCGTCGGGTCCAACAGCGAGGAAGCCGTCTCGACGCTCGGTGCCGGGTCCGCTGGTCGGCATCCGACCACCCAGGCCAAGCATCGGCAGCCGCCCACCGAGGTAGCGCTGCTTGAGGACCTTGCTGTAGTCGTCGCGCTTCTTCTGGACGAACCCGTCGCCCTTGGGTACCCACTCCCAACCACGCGCGGCTGCGTATCCGGTCTTGGGGTTCTTGACGTATCCGAGCTGGCCGTCTGCACGACGGTGCGCGCCGGCCGGGACGTCCCCCGCGCGAGTCGGTGCCGGAGCAGGGGCGGGTGCCGGTGCGGGCTCGGCTGCCGCAGGGGCAGGCTTGTTAGCCGGCTTGTTGGCGCCGGGTGCAGGCTGGTCGCCGTCACGCATCCAGCCCGGGAGTTCGATACCGGTGTCGTTGTCGAATGGGTCGGTGACCGGCGACTTGTCCTCGGGCTTGCCGGTGAACGCACCGCCCTGCAGCAGAACCCAGTTGCGTGGGTCAATGATCTCGGTCGCCTCGAGGACGTCCCGGCGCAGCTGATCGAGCTCCAGACGGGCCGTCGCCGCCGCGGGGTGGCCGGCCAGCTCATCAAGGAGTTGGATTGCGCCGCCCTGGTTGTCGATGAGCGACTGATGGAGCAGGGTGGCCCACGGCTCGCTCTTGTACTGATCGAGCACGCCGAGCAGGCGGCGGGCGTCAGCTTCCTTGAGCTTGAATGTGTCGGTGTCGAGATCGACGGTCGCCGAAGACTTGACGGTGTTCCAGGTGGTGAGCATCGCCTGGAGTCGCTGGAAGTCCTCGAACGACTCCTCGGTGTCGAACTTGACCGCCCACTGCTTGCCTTCGATGTGCTCGAGCTGAGCGCCGGTGGCCTCGAGGGCTTCGTAGGCCTCGGTGGAGTTGATCTCGATCTGGCCCTCGATCGGCTTGCCCTGGTTATGCAAGCTCTGGAGCATCAGGCTGATCGCACCGAGGTCTCGACTCACCGGATCGGCGTTCTCCAACACCACCACCGAGGTGACCTGATCCGGCGTGGAGAACATCTTCGTGAGGAGGTCATCCATGGTGCTGTCGGCGACGCCCATGCTGCCACCGAGGGTCCGAATTGCGCTGTCGTAGTTGGCCCAGAGCTGCTTGAGCTTCTCCGGGTCCACGTTCTGCATCTGCGCTTCAGCGACAGCCTGCTGACCCTCCATGATGGACTGATTCAGGGTGCGCGCGTTGGCACTGTTTGCGACGTCGAGCACCCCGTTGTCGAAGAGCTCGGCGCCCATCCCGCCCTTCGGGTCGACCTGTTCGACCTTCTTGCGGATCTCGTCGATCGTCTCGCCGTACTTGGCGAGGGCCTCCTGCTGCTCGTTGCCTGGGATCAGCGAATCGAACGCGCGACGCAGGGCGTCGAACTTGTCTGCGGTGGATGAGGACGAGTCGCCGAGGGTGTCCAGGGCGTCAACGAGATCGAGGTAGCCCGGAGTGAGATCGCGGACCAGTCTGGCCTCGTCCTGGATCTGCCCGCGGCGCTCGGCGATGATGTCCGCGAGCTGCTTTCCGGTCTCGCCGTTCGCACGCAGCGTGCTGTCGTACTTGCGCCATTCCTGCTCGGTGCCGGCGACGGCGCGGGCGAGGTCTGAGGCGTCGTACTTCAGCTTCGCGAGCAGGTTGCGCTGAGCCTCTGCGGTCTTCTTGGCGTCAACCTTGGCGTCGAACTCGGTGGTGACCTGACGGGTCAGCCCCTGAGCCCTATCGGTGAGGAGGTACTTGTCAAGTGCGTTGGACCCGTTGACGACTCGGTTCACACGGTCGAGGAAGCTGGGCCCGCCATCCTTGGCGGTCCGCTCGATCTCGGTGAGCCGGGTCTCGAACTCCTCCTCGGTTGCAGTCAGAACCTGGGATCCGGTGTCGCCTCGAGATTCGCGGATGGCCTCGCGGATCTTGATGCCGGCCTTTTCCATGGCGACGCCGTACTTGCGCGCCGCCTCTTCGGCTTCCTTGATCTTTCGGCGATGGCTATCCCACAGCATGTAGCCGACCGCGAGGCCGGCGAAGGCAACACCCCAGCCGCCCCCGAGGAAGCTGAACAGCGACGACGCGGCACCTCGAACACCACCCATGACCGTGGACATTCGACCGGCGCTGTTGGCGGCGTTGTCCCACGACCTACCCAGTGCCTGAATCTTGCCGTTCTGGACACCGAATGCTTGCAGGCCCGAGCCCAGTCGGGTGGTCTGGCTGCTATACCTTTCCTTGCTCTTGGTTGCCGCATTCCAGCTGTCACGCAGACGCTGCGTCAGTGGGACGTGGCCCTCAACCTTGGGTCGCAGTCTGTCCATGGCGCGGCCGAGGCCACCCATGGTCATGTTGATGACCTTGAAGGCCAGATAAAGGCTGAGAAGCGTTCGTACGAAGGGAATGTGCTCGGAGATCAGCACGCCCAGGTTGGCTATCGCCTGGACGATGGGCCCGGTGACGTCGGCGATCAACCGGAACGCCGGAACGACGTCGTTGATGACGATCTGGACGAGCGCGCCGGCCAGGTTCAGTGCCGAGTGGAATGCCTCGCGCACGCCGGCGAAGTTTGATGCCAGCCTGGTGCCCGATTCGCCCTGGAGATCGGTGCGAACCTGCTGCAGCCTGGAGATGATGCTCGTCAGCGACTCGAGGCCCAGGCCTGAGGTGACCCGGAAGGCCTCCTTGGCGATACCCCCAAGCGCACCCAGGAGCTTTCCGAGCTGCTGGGTGCGGGTGATGGACCGAGCGAAGTATGCCTCCATCGCGCCGCTGTCCTGAGCGTTCTCGGCCATGACGCGCCACCTGCGGGTGGTGTCGTCAAGCGAGCGACCGAACCAGGGCATGAAGCGGGTGCCAACCTCGGCAACCGGGATGAGGGCCTGGAGCAGGTTCGATGTCGAACGAGCAAAACCCTCGGTCGCTTCGGCCGAGTTGTTGAAAATGCTCGTGAAATCCATCGTGGCGCGCTGGGATCCCAGGTAGTCCAGCGCATGGCGCATGCCGACGTTGATCGCCGCGGCAGTCTTGCCCAGGCCGACCTCAAGGAGCGGCAGTTGCTCCTTGGCGAGATAGTGAACGTCTTCGCCGATACCTCGGAACAGCCTCTGCTGGACCGCGTTTCGCAGATCCATCCAAGCGTCACGCATGCCGTAGACGCCTGCGACGAAGCCCTGGGCGTTGGGGGCGAGCTTCTCGAGCTCGCGGTTGTACTCCTCGAGCGCCTTGGCGGCGGCGTCGCCTCCACCCATGGCTGCGACGACGTTCTCTTGCGCCTCGGCGACGCGCTCCATCGCCTCCGCATTGGCTTCGGCGGCGTCTTGCTGGGCCTGGGCGAGGCTCTGCTGTGCGTCGGCGACACCCTCAGCGGCTTCACGAACCCGCTCCTGGGCCTCTACGACGACATCTGAGCCCTCGATGCCCTTGCGCTGGGCGTCGGCGTACTCCTCCTTCGTGCGCCCGTGCTCGCGGCGCAGATCGCGCTGCTGCTCGAGGGCCTGACGGTAGGAGAGGTCTGCGCGTCGCCTCTGGTTGGCGGTCGATTCGGGGTCGCGCAACACTTCGCCGAGTCGCTCACGCGCCTCCTCGACCGAGAGTGCGGCGTCCTCTTCCTCGTACGCCATGTCGCGGATCGACTCGGTCAGATCCTCGTTCTGGCGCTGAGCGTCCTTGCGGGCCTTACTGAGGTCCTTCTGGGCGTCGGCGGACGACTTTTGGGCGCGCTGAATCCCCTTCTCCGCGTCGGCGATTGAGCGCGCGCCCTGGACCGCGGTCTTTGCCGCTGCCCTATTGGCCTTGTCGAGTTCCTTGCGGGCCGTCTGGGCGGCTCGGCTGTCGCTGCCACCGGCGCCGAGGGCGTCGGAGAGCTTGCCGGCGGCCTTGAAGGCTCCACCGATACCCGACATGCCAACACTGATGGCACCAAGGGCCGCACCGGCGGTGGCAGCCAAACCGGGGATCAGGCCGAGAACGCCCACCACCTGGGACAGCGAGCCGACCAGCGGGATCATGTTGACCAAGCCGAGGCCGGCGAGGGCAGCGCCTGCGGCCATGCCCACGGCGCCGACCGACGAGATCAGTCGGCCAGCGAGGATGAGCCGGTCAGTAAAGAAGCTGATGCCGCGGGCGACGGTGTTCTGGACCACGTCACCGAAGCGTCGAATGGGGTTGAGGTCAATGCGCCTCTGCAGCACATTAGCTGTCTCGTTGTAGCTCTCACGCAGACCGTCAACCGCGCGTCGTGCGCTGATGGACTGACGCGCGGACATGGTGACCGCATGGAACGCCCGACTCTCGCGATCGAGTGCCGCGGCACCGTTCTTGCTCGAGATGTTGCCACGCGCGCGGAGGTTGTTAACCTCGAGCTGCGCCGCGGCGAGTGCGAGCTGGTTCTTTTCGAGGGTGAGGACCGACCTGGCGAGGTTGTGGTTGGCGCTGTCGAGCGCACGGGCGCTCTGGGTGGCGTTACGCAGGGCGACGACGTCACCCTCGAGCTTGCTGTTGCCTACCTTGCTACTGCGCGCGGCCTCACGCACCCGGTCGACATAGACGACGTCCTTGTCCTCAGGGTGGGCTGCCAGCTCCGGTCGACGCCGGGCTGCCATTGCCTGCTCGCTGTTCTCGCGAGCCTTCTGCAGTTCCCGGTTGAGCTTGCGCTGGGCGGTGTTCTGCGCCTCGGTGAACTCCGTCAGCTTCTTTCGAGCCTTGTCGGCTGCCTGCTCCTGGATCGCCCACTCGTCAGCCAGCTTGGAGATCTCGCTCCAGCTGATTTCATTCTTCTGGTACTGGCGCAGCTTCTGGTTGTACCGCTCCTGGGCCTTCTCGAGGCGTGCCAGGTCCTTCTCGGTCGCCTGCATCTCGAGGCGTCGAGCCGACATCGTCCTGACGCGACGTGTGACGCGCGGGTCGACGCCGGACTGGCCCTGGGCGGACGAGCGGCTGAGTTCCTCGGCGACCTTGAGGTCCTTGTTCAGCTTGCGCTGGGCGGCGTTCTGCTGCCGGGTGTACTTGCCGAGTCGCTTCTGGGCGTTGGCGATCTGGGCCTGGTGGGCCTCGTACTCCTCGGCGAGGCGGGTGACTTCCTTGAAGTCGTTGATCCGGCCGAGCGCGTAGTCCTTACGCTTGCGCTCGAACTCTTCCTCGACCTTGTTGAGTGCCTCGAGGTCCTTCGTTACGCGCGCGATGTCGGCACGGGATTTGTCGACCCTGAGCGCCGATTCGAAAGCCTTGCCCAGCGACTTGGAGTCGAAGCTGACACCCTCCGCAGCCCGTTGTGCGAAGTCCTTCTGGAGCCGGTCGTAGGTCCTGGTGACCGACTTCTTGTTGAGCTTGACGTCGGCCGGGATCGCGAGCTTATCGAAACCATGGCGGACCTCGCGCAGCTGCTCGCGGAAGTGCTTGTTGTCCAGCTCGGTGCGGATGGTGACGTCGCGCTTGTGCTTGTGTAGTCCGGCGAGTTGCTCGCGCACGCGGGCCAGGTCGGACTGGCTGAGCTTGACGTTGGCCTCGACCTTGGCGTTCTGGCGCTCAAAGTCACGCAAAGTATCCCGTGCATCGTTGGTATCCAACGAAACACGGGCTGAGAGTTGCTTTGCGGAGTTTTCGACCTGGCGCTGGAGGTCATCCTTCCAACCCCGGAAGTCGGGGGCGACCTTGATCCAAGCGGTGCCTGCCTGATAGCGCTTGTTCAATGCCATCAGTGAGACTCCTTGTGTAGGACTAGAATCCAAGCTCCTTCAGTGCTTGCTTGGCTTCTTCGCGATCAAGTCGACGTCGAACAGCTTCGACGGCCGAGACGGGTCGGGGTGTGGGTCGAACCCGCGGTGGACGTTTGCCCTTGGGCAGGTTCACGCCGATGAGAGTGGAATTGAGGACCTTGACGCTGTCGTTGAGTTGCGCGAGCAGATCTGCTTCGCGTGTCCATCCAACGAATGAGGTCGGAGATGTTCGGACATCCTCCCCCTCCTCTTCTTCTGGGGGTGCGATGCCGCTTTTGAGCATGCGCTCGCGCTCGACGTCATCAATCAGCCTCTGCGCCTTGACGAGTTCCTCGGCGAGCTTCTCGTTGGTGAATATGGCTGACTTGTAACGTGATTCACCCGGCAACCCGGTGATGAATCGGTGGAGCAGAGGCCAAGGGCGATCTCCTCGCATGAACTCATGCAGAGTGAATCCTCGATCCATGAGATCGCCCTCGATGGCCCAGCCGTAGGCCTCGATGATCTCGACTAGGCCGACGATCCCCCCGGCATCGTGGCCGCGCTGGCCTTGATGGCATCCATCTGGCCACCGAAGAAGTACTCGGTGAGATCCTGCGCGAAGCGCAGTGCCACCTGGACCGGGAACGGCCCGAGGAACTTCGGCCAGATCAGATCGAAGGCGTCATCGCCCAGCAACGCCTTGATGTAGGGCTGGACGTCCTTGACGTCCACGTCGCCGTGGATGTCGCAGAGGTTGACGATCGCCAGCGCACGGTCGGCGGTGTCCGGGGCGGTGATGTGGATGATGTTGTCTGCACCGAACCCGTCGAAGGGGTAGGGATCCTGGGGGGCGTACTCCCCCATCACCTCATTGAACAGCGTCCAGAAGCGCGACGGCTTCTCCTCCTTGTCACCCGCGGTCTCGCTGGCGGTGGGGGCGTCCGTGGTGGTTGCGTCGGTGACACCCTCGGAGGCGGCGCTTTCGGTGCTGACTTCGTCGATCATTGTGTTGCTATCTCCCCTGAGATTAGTTGTGGTGGATTACTTCTTGTCCGCGGCGGGCTTTTCCGCAACGGGCTTGGGCACAGTTACTGCCGGCGCTGCGACGACATCCTTGGGTACGTCGTTCGCGTCCTTCTTTGGAGCGAATCCTCGTGCGAGGTAGTTGTGGTAGTCGATGGCGCTCTCGGCGTAGATGGCCGAGTCGCCCTTCACCATGAGGGTCTTTTCGAATTTCGCCATGTGGTGTCTCCTAAAGCCCCGGGATGAAGTGTGGTTTGGAGCGCTGCCCCGCTGCCGCCGGGGAGACTTCAGCAGCGGGGCAACGACAATGGGCCCGTAGGCCCGAAAATGAGGATGGGAAGAATGATCTTTCGGCGCCAGAATCGCGCTCGAATGTCCCTCTAATTATTCTTTCACCGAATTAGAGGGTCATCAAGACTATTGGCATCACGGTCGGTAAGCTAGCCCAGCTTCTCGGACCTGATCGATCGTGGCTACCGAAATCCCCGAAGCCGCTATGTAATCGACTATCGCCTGATGGTCGGCGACCGAGAAGTCATTGGCTATCCCCTTCGTGGCCGGCAGGTCGTGGAACACCAGGATTAGCCAGGTCTCGTTGGCAATCGCCCGGTCGATCTCGGCCTGGATCTGAGCGACGGTCAAGTTGCCGCAGTTCTGGCCATACATCCGCCGGGGTAGCGAGGGGTTCTGCATTTCGTCTGCGCCCGCGGCAGAGAACCGCCCGAGCGCCAATCTTCCTGCGCCGTAGAACTTGCGTAGATCCTGCTCGGCGTCGGCGTTGACCATACCGTTGGGGTAGGCGAAAGACGTGCTGGCGTACCCCCGCCGCTGCTGCCAGGACCGAAGGGCGCGGAACTCTGCGACACGCTCTTCCGGGGTCATTCCGGTTACTGACTGAACATGCCGCGCATAGGTGGTCGCGTGTGCGCCGATCTCCCAGCCGGACGTGAAAGCGAGTGAATCCACCTGCGCCTCTGTGAGGTACCCGGGCTGCCCTATACGGTCCAGGATCGGGAACAGGACGCCGGAGAATCCGTGCTTATCCAGGTGCGGTCGTGCGACGGTATAGTGCGAGGAGAAGGAGTCGTCGTAGGTGAGGGTGACCACGCCCCCGGGGAATATGGGCACTGGATCGGGGACGGTTTCGATTCGCCCAAGTCGGACGGTTGCAGCAACATTCCGGTCGTTGATGAGAATCCGCATGAACGTCAGGGCTGACCGATCCGGGGCGCCTGTGGCAACCGCGGTCGCCCAGGGTAGGGCGATCGGCACCCACTCGCCGGCCTTGTAGGGGCGTTGCACCTCTGGGATGCCGGTCGACGAAAAAGCGGACTCCAGCGTGTAATAGCCAGTGAACGCCGCACTGTCTGAGAGGAGGATGCGGATCCGGCCAAGCGTATCTGGTGCGGCAACCTTGACCCAGATCCGATACATCCTGTCATCGGGGATTGGGTTGAGGCCTGATGCCTGCACGATTGCCGAGGCGCCGGTACCGCCAGTGGTTACCCGAAGACTCTGTGTGCCGAATGCGAACTCGGACGTGTCATTCAGGTTGCTGGTGCCACCGCCGGGCGACTGGATTGTGAACCCGTGCCCCGGCTCGAAGTTTGTGACGACCCTCGCGTCCTGGCGGGCGAACTGAGCAACGCCGCCTTCGCCGCGGGGAGCATACGAGCTGTCGGCATCCCGCTTGGTGATCCGGTCGTCGATTCCGTCAAAGATGTTGTCAAAGAAGGGCTTGTTGGCTCGGGTGACGCCGTCGGTCACATTCGGTCTGTTGTAGGCCATGAAGGTCTCCGGGAAAATAGAAACGCGGCGGGCGGGCCACTAGAGCCAGCCCGCCGCGCTGCGGTCAATGGATGACGAAGGCGTCCCCGACGGTGAGGCGGTCACCCACCACTGGGGCGCCACCTCCCGGCGGGTTCGTCAGTTTCCCGCGAAGCCGTGCTCGGCCTCGAGCGCCTTCCAGCCCGGACCGCAGATGATGGTCCTGACGGCGTAACCCGCGTCCTCGTCCACCTTGGCCCGGCCGGTGATGTTGTAGTCGATCGCGCCGTCCTGCGACCACGACTGCTCGCCGACTTCGGTGATGATGAAGTTGGGGCAGTACTTGACGATGTAGATCGCACGGTCGCCCTGGCCGTCGACGGTGATGAAGGCGGCGCGGTGGTAGATCACGTCCGGTGCGGTCGGATCGGCGAATGCGGTCTCGCCGGTCTGCGCGTCGGGGGTGACCGCGCTGTAGTCGGCGTTGTGGTACAGCTCGAGAACCTTGCGGTTGGTCTCCTGTGCCACGAAGTTCACCGTGGTGTTGCGCGAGATGATGTCGGTACGCGACGACTCGAGCAGGCCCCAGGTATCGACCTCGGAGACCTCGGTCTCCGGGGTGAAGGTCGGCGGGTTCTCCTTCGAGATCGCGCCGAGCGGCTCATGGCCTTCGGGCTTGTTGAAGACGATGGTCGAGGGCGGGCCCGCGGTGAACGTGGTCCACGAGGTCGGAACGGGAGCCGACCGCGGGGCGAAGAGGATTCCGCCGGCCAGGGGCTTGCGGATCAGGCTCTTCTTGATGCCCTGAATGTCGTTGAGAGTGGCCATTATTGCTCTCCTAGCAATTGATGGAAGTTGGTGTGGTGCCTCGTGCTCCGGCGAAGAGTTCGAGGTACTCGGCAGCTCGAGAAAGGAGTTTCAGATCCTCTTTAAGAAGTCCGATTGCCGTATTGCACTGGGAGCAGAGGAGTCCCCGCTTTTCCCCAGTTGCGTGACAGTGATCTACGTTCAGTTTCGAGTCGACGGGGGCGAGTTCGCAGATGGCGCATTTGCCGCCCTGTTCGACGAGCAGATCGTTGTACTCAGCGAGGGTGATCCCGTATCGCGCACGTAGTTTGCGGTCGGCATCACATTCTCGGCATTTGTTGTCGTAGCCATTCCGGCGCGACTTGTGGGCGTTGAAGTGGTCAATCGACTTCACTTCGCCGCATGCGACGCACCGTCCATAGGAAACGTCGCAGTCCGGACATAGCAGCAGGCCCTGTGTTCGTGAGCTTCTTGTCCAGGTTTTCCGGCAGTGCACGCAAGTGCGCTCTGTCGCTGTGGACATTAGAAACGAAGCGAGATCGGAATCCAGAAGGAACCTTCGACGAATCTGTTGTCAGGATCGAAGTCTGGCTCCAGTGCGCCGGCCTCGACGACCGAGGTCGGCTCGATGAGGACGGTTCCCAGGATTTCCCCGGCTTCGTTCCTCTGTATGACCTCGTAGGGCATGCCCTTGTTGAGGATCCTGGCGCTGACCTTGCGGTGAGTTGCCCAGGCCTCCTGCCGGTTTCGGCCAATGCTGACCGTGGTCATGAGGGCCATGTCGGTCATGCCTTCGTCATCGATACCGCCGGCGGGCAGGCGGTTCGTGACGATGATCGGGAGGATGTCGTCCCAGCCGGAAAAGTACTCACCGTTGGCTTCTGCCTCGGCGAACTCCTGCCACTCTGGGATGGCGGTGTCGGTGTATCCGAGGTCGGACAGGTGCTCCATGAGAAGCAGTTCTGCGTCGATGTCGTCCTCGGTCAACGTGCCTCCAGGGTTTTCACAATGCTGGCCCTACGGCGACTGTCGCCACCGAGGACGTGTTCAGCATTTCCACGCTTGCGGGCGCGACCCCTGACGCTTCTTTCGTATCTCTTAGCTACCGCCCTGGAATATCCACCGCCACGTTTGATCTCGGCCGCGGATCCAAACTCACGCGGGAGGCCGTGTCGTGCTGTGGTCCAGATCTCTCCAGCCCAACGATCCTTTTTGTCGCCACCAAGGCCAACTTTGCCCTGGACGCTTTTGAAGTTCTTCGGCTGATGCGGGCGGCTACGGCGACCCTTTACGACTCTTTTCGAATAGAGCTGTTTGCCGAGTTCTACCTTCTCATCAAGCATGCGCTTGATTGGGATGCTCTTCAAGGCATTTCCCACATACTCACGCTCGTGCTTGAATTCGAGGTGAATCCGTCGGACGGCCATTGTCAGCCTTCCGTGCGGATGAGCAGAACCATGGTGCGTGCGACATTTCCCGTGAGGCCGGATTTGCGTCCCAGAGGCTTTCCGTCGATGCGGTAGAAGAGTCCGTCTGGGAGCTTGATTCGATCCTGTGCCTGAAGGTCAGAACCTCTCGGCACCCATGCCTTGACGCGCACGGTGCGTTGATCTCGTAGGCGTTCGCCGGCGGCTTCGGTCTGGGTGTCGTCGTAACTGATTACGACGTCCTGAATCGTGTGCGACAGCTCTCGCTCTCGCTCACCCTTGGCGTGGCCACCGTGCTTTACGCGGCCAGTGGTCGTTTCGCGGTAGATTTCGATTTCTTCGCCGTACATCAGACGTCGCGTCCTGCGAAGGGGGCCGGTGCGACCCCTAGCATGCCGACCCGCCGGCGTCCTTCGCGGAATCGGGCCAGCTCGCGCATGGTGAAATGCAGTGTGCCGCTGGTGTCGACGCTTCCGCTTTGGAGCACGACCGACTGTTCCTCGATCTGTTCCCGGACAACGCCTCGTGGGTTGTTGTAATACCGGATGACCGCGGCGGCGACCGTGCGCTTGATGCGCTTGATCTCCTTGTCGGTGGCCGAGGTTTCCAGTCGTGGAAAGTACTCGAACAGAAGGTCTTCGGCGTCGTCGATCTGCTTCTCAACCCACTCTGTGGGTAGGGTGCCGTTCAGGTAGCGTTCCTGCACGTCCGATGGTTCGACGTAGATCGCCATCAGGATTCCTTGCTTGCAGCCCTCGTTCGCGGAGCGCGCTTCGGCTTCGTGGGGGCCTTGGCGGGCTCGGGTTCCGGCTCGGGCTCGGGCTTGGGTTCCGGCTCGACCTCGGGCTTGGGTTCCGGCTCGGGCGCCTCGTCCCACAGGCTGGGGTTCTTCGCCAGCACTTCTAGTGCCCAGTCGGGGATCTCATCCCCTGGGCGGACCCACTGAGCCTGCCCTTTCGGGCCCTTGGCGTAGACGTTCTTGATCAGATTCATATTGATGCTCTCCCCGTTGGCGTGGGGCCACCCAGGGCTGATTAACCAGCCCTGGGTGGCGATGGCGGTGGTCAGCCGTTGACGTCGGCGACCATCAGCGCCTTGGGGTTGTTGAGGATCGGGAGGTTGATCGAGTCAACCAGCGCAGCCTCCTGGAAGGGCGGGCCCGACTTGATGACCACACCGACCAGGCCGGGCATGTCCGAGAAGGACGAGTCGGTCTGCGCGGCGTTGAGCAGCTCCATGGCGGTGGCCGAGACACCCCAGTAGGTGTTGCCCAGGTCTGCGTAGTTCTGGGGGACGAAGACGACCTTGCCCTCCGGGATGACGCGCTGGCCGTTGATCATCTGGTCGTAGACCGCGACGATCGGGGGCAGGTCGAAGGCCGAGAGGGCTGCGTTGACAACCTCATTCGACACGAACCGCGGTCCGTTGCCGACGTCGAGACCGGCCGCGGCGCGGATCTCCTTGCTCGCGCGGAGCGCACCCATGGTCTTGCGGGAGACGATCTGACCACCCGGGGCCTGGCCGTAGCTGTTGGCGTAGACCTCGGTCCAGGCCAGCTCGTCCTCGATCGGGCGTGCGTCCTCGGCATTGGCCCAGGGGGTGTCAGCGGCGACGAAGTGAGAAGCCGGGACACCGAAGTCGGCCTCGGTGAAGACGCCATTCTCGGCGACCGTCACACGGCCGGTGCTCAGGAGCTTTCCGCGGTAGACCTCGACGGCGTTGCGGATGTTGATCACGATCTTCTCGAGGTCGTTGTAGATCGCCTCGACGATCGCAGCATCCGAGCCGCCGCTCTGGCGAACCTTCTCGAGCTGCAGGCGTTCGTATTCGCCCTTGCCGCCCTGGAGGCTCATCGGCAGCATCTCGATCTGGCGGACCGAGAAGCCATCCCGCTTGATACGCGGGATGTTGCCGTCGTACGACCGGTAAGGCGCGGTCGAGCTGGTCAGTTCGACGTCGGTGACCTCGACACGGGTGTCTTCGATCGGCTTGTCCGGCAGGAACTGGGAGAGGATGTTGCCGGCGGGGTCGGGAACCCGGCGGACGAACGCGGTGGCCGCATCCGGGTGCACCGGCGCATTGAGAATGTTGGTCATTGGTGACTACTTTCTAAGTGGTGGGTAGACGCCGGATCAGAAGAACTTGAACCAGGCGGCGAGGTCGGCCTTGCCGGCGTCGTCGATCGGCCGCGGCAGCTCGTCCTCCTGGATGGCGCCCGGGCCGTACCACAGGGCCACGACGCTCTCACCCTGGCCGTCGACCACGTCGGTGTGGGCCCAGAGGAACCCGGCGCAGGTCTCACGACCGTCATCGGCGGTGGCGTCATAAGGCCCGTAGCGGCCGGTGGCGGTGATCTTGCCCAGCGGTTCGCCCGAGCGGACGAACCCGTCGGCGAAGTGGGTGCCACGGGTGAACTTGCTCAGGTCGAGGGTGACCGATGCACGACCGGGCTGGAGGCTGATGTCGGCGTAGACCCAGGCCTTGTGGTCGGACTTGACGACCCGGGTGACGCGAGGTGCAATGGAAGTCATAGGATTTGGTCCTTAGTTGGTGTTGGTGCCGTAGCGACGGGCGGCGATCTCGGCGCCCTGCTTGGCGTGGTCAACGCGCTCCTTGCGGCGGTTCTGGAACTGGCCGACATTGGGGAACTGGTGCTGCTGGTTGCCCTGCGCCGGCGGTGGGGTGCCGTAGATGGCCTCGAGGTAGGCCGAAACCTTCTCGCCGTCGACCATCTGGGTTTCGGCGTCGACGAAGTTTTTGATCGCGATCCCGTTGATCCAGGTGTTCAGCGCGGCTTCGTCCTTGATGTAGACGTGTGCGAACCCGCGGAGCTGGGTTTCGTGCAGGCGCGGCAGGTAGAACTCGCGTGCTGCCTGCTCACCCTCCTGGCGCGCGGCCTCGACGGCCTCGGCGAGGCGCTTCTCGTCTTCGGTCTGGGTCTTGCCACGGAGCTCAGCGAGCTCTGCCTCGAGCTTCTGGATTTCCTCGGGGGACTTGGTCTTCTTGAGCTCGTTTTCCTTCTTGCGCGACTGACGCTTCCAGTACGCAACCTGCTCCTGGATCGACATCTCTGCGATCGGAGTCTCGGCGGGGTACCCGAGGCTCTTGCCTTCGTGGTCGACCGCCCAGGGCTTGCCGTTGGAGGTCTCGGTCTCCGACGAGTCATTCGGATCGTCATCCCCACCCTGATTCGGATCCCCGCCCGGGTTGGGGTCGCCACCCGCATTGGGGTCGCCACCCGCATTGGGGTCGCCGCCCGGGTTCGGGTTCGGATCGTCGTTTTCGGGGGAACCGCCCAGTGCGGGCCAGATGGGACCGCGCTTACCGATGCCGAGGGCCCGGAGGCCGGTTACGGGATGGATGGGCAGGTGCGAAGCCGAGAAAGTCATGCGGTGTTACTCCCCTGTCGGGATGGTTGTATGTGAATTCGCTCTTGACAGAGCTGGTTTAGGCAGCAGCTGCCAGATCGGCAGGGCTGTTCTGATTGAAGTGAATGATTCCGCCGACACCGGACTCCGGGACAAGAATGGGTCCAAGCTCGCCGTGTTGTTCGACCTTGTATTTCAGTGTGAGTAGGTATTCCGCAGCAGTCTTGCCATCGGGGCCATAAAGCGACTTCAGGTCGTCCTCGTTGAGTGACAAACCAGGATCGCTAGACGAGGTCACAGGCAGAATTGTGCAGTTGCACCAATCATGAAGGGGCTGCAGATCTTCGACCGTGTAGAGACGGTCGGCCGCGGCGATACACAAGCCGCAGACAATCCCAGACTTTGAACGTTCGGGATGAATGATCCGGCGGTAACCGATCGGCTTGTTCTTTGACTTCGAGCGAGTCGATGTGGCCTGTATGACTTGCGTCTCGGCCTCTCGCTGTGCCAATGCCAGATTAGTACCTACAATAATCTTTGCACGGTTTCGAGACGCGTCAAGTGATTCCTTGTGGGACTTTCCCTCTTTGCGTAGTGCGCGGTACTGACGGGCCGGTCGATTGAACACCTCATCGGCCGGAAGACGGTCGGAGGCACCACGATCGGTGCGCCGCGTGACCGGGCGGGCGAACTCGTAGTCCTCGGCCTCAGAGAACAGCCGAACCTCGTCAGGCACATTCGGCACGAACTCATCCATGTCCGTGATCCCCATGAGATTCAGGGCCTGCCGCTGGGTGGCGGTCGCGAGGTAGACCACCTGCTGCTGAGCGGCGACAGTGAACATCGAGGCCTGCTCGACGAACTCCTTCACCTCGGCACCGCGGTACGGATCAACCCGCGACCAGATTGAATCAACCTGGCTAACCACGCGCTCGGTGATGCTCTCGCGCTGCCTGCTGTAGTTGTCGACCAATCTCAGGAACGGCTTGGGGTCGGTGGCCACTATTCAGCTCCCGCGGTGGCCGGTTCCTGCTCGACGTCCGGCTCACTCTCTCCGGCCGACGGTGTCTGCCCGGCGGTGTCGTCTGCCCCCGCGGGCGCGTTGCCAGCGGCGGGGTCAACAGTCATGGACTGGGCCATCATCTGCTCCTGCAGCAGCTCGGTCTCGTTCAGCCGCACCTCTTCTGGGGTCATGCCCCAGATGTTGATCAGCTGACGCTTCCGGCTCAGCACACCCGTCGTCTTCTGGATCGCGTCGGCCATGATCTGCATCGACATCCGGCTCGCGTTCGACCACGACACCCGAACCCCCACCATGCGGGGGTCATCCTGGGCAAAGGAGAATGCGATCTGATGTAGCAGGATCAGGCCCGGGGTCATGCGCGCCTGACGGTCCTGGATCTTGTCGACGTGGGCCTTCTCCTGCATCTCTGAGCCCTGGGCGGTCTGATTCGCTCCGTCGGGATGGAACATCGACAGAGGTGTGCGGGTGGCTGCGGCGAGCTCACGCAAATCGTCACGGTGGGCCAGCTGGATCGGCTCGAGCTGGGCCTCCGAGGACTCCCAGAACTTGACGCCTTCGGGCACAACCCACAGGGCGCCCGGGTCGGCCTCGAACAGGTTCTGCAGTTCGCCGGTGTCACCGTCGCGGAGGTCACGGATCAGCGAGTTGATCTGCTCGGGCTCGCTGAAGTCCTCACCGCCGTCGAGGTTTCCGATCACTGCGCGCTGCTTGAAGCTCTGATACCAGGCGATGACGATGCGCTGAAGTGTCTGGTCCATCAGGCGGTCCAGTACGTCCAGGTGTGGCTCGAACTCGCCCATGTTCATCTTGTTCGCGAACTTCACAACGGGTACGCCGCCGAAGGTCGCAAGCTCTGGCATGGGGGTCGTCGGGCTCTCGCCTTCCACGCCCGAGGTCCAGTCCCACTCCTCCGGGTCGAAGGAGTCACTGTAGACGCCGGGCGCGCGGCGTGCGATGTACTGCACAGCACCCCAGTACATGACGGCGACCTGCTGGTCGAGAATCTCGTCATCCCAGACCTTCACCCAAGCCTGCAGCTTGCCCGGGCGCCGCGGATCGTCCCACCCCACGCAATTGCGTGGGTCCTCCACAACGAACATGGGTGGCGTGCCCTCGGGGCCCACCGCCGGCGACTCTGGGTCGTCGCCGAGGACCTCCTCGGGCTTCAGGACTCGCGCGTAGGCCTCGCCGAAGCAGAACAGGTGGGTCTGCAGGTCAGACAGGAAAGCGCCGAAGCCGGAAAACTCATGGATCCGCTTGGCGAAGTCATCGCCGTCGAAGTCCTTGTCGACATCGGTGGATACCGAGTTGATTCGCGAACGGTCGACCATCGATTCAGTGATCAGCAGCGCCCAGTTGGAACGGGCCTTGCGCATCACCTGACGGAAGATGTCCTGGTAGCGATCGGCCACCTGAGGCAACGGCGGATTGCCAATGAGGTAGTCCCACAGCAGCGTCAGTCGCTCCTGGCGCGTGGTGGGGGCATACGGCGACTGAACCCGCTCGTTCTCTTCGAGGTCTTGGTTCATACGTTCCATCAGCTTGATGAACGTGAATTCAGGGGTATCCGGCTGCGGCTCGGAATCCATGCGTGCTCCTTAGCGAAGTCTGTAGGCAACCCTCTTTGGAGGGGCCATGCCCACGCCCTTGGCGACCGCATCGAGGCGAGCCTGCCAGGCGAGGATCAGCGCTATGGCAGCGTCAATCTTCTTGGGGCTGTTGGGTGTTTCTTTGCCGAGCTGGCGGCCCGCGTTGGACTCCTTGCGCCGGCAATTCAGGATGTGGCTGGTCAGCTGTGGGTCATCGAAGTGGTAGAGCTCCTTGTTGAGCACCGCCTGCTCGAACTTGTCGATCATGTCGACGGTGCGCTTGGCGATGTTGCTGCCGGTCATCCACTTCTCGATGGGGTGCTGCTGAGAAGCCTTGACCGGCAACGAATGACCGAACTTGGCCTCCCAGTCGGCCACCGTGGGTGTCCAGTAGGCGGGGTCGGCGTAGAAGGCCACCACGCGATAGGTTTTGAACGCGTGGCGCACCATGGCGTCCACGTCGGCGACCGGCGCCTCCCATCCGTCGTTGCCGCGGTGGTCTGGGGGTTGCTCCCAGATTCGGATCGGGAAGCAGGCTCCGTCGCGCACCCGCACCGCGACCAGTGCCGTCGAGTCGGTGACGCCTCGGGTTCGCTTGCGGGAGCCGTCGAAGCCGAGGGCGACCACGTCACCCGGCCGGATGGGCGCCGGCGTGGGGAAGTAGCCATCAGACTCTTTGTCGTCGTCAAACGCTTTGGGTCCGACAGCTTCCCACTCCCATGGCGCCAGGAATGCTGCCTCGACGGCGAACTTGTCGTTGAACCAGTACCGGTAGGTTGCAGTGACGTCAGAACCCGACCGCAGATCCATGACCTGGTCGATCATTGACTCAAGGTCGTTCCAGCCGAGCGCCTCGTCGAAGGAGTCGATCAGGGCCTGGCGAACCTTGTCCGGGTCTCCGAGGTCGTCGGGGTCGATGTGGCCGTATCGGTGGTCGAAGAGCTGTCGGATGCGGCCCTTGAACTTGCCTTCGCGGATTGTCTGGATCGCGTCGTAGGCCTGCTCGGCGACCGAGTTCTCGCCCTGGCCGAACATGGTCGAGGTCTCGAGCATGAACGTGCCGGCGGTGCCGCGGCGCTTCTGTAGGTTACGGTCGATGACCTTGTACAGATTCTGCAGCTCTGGAGTCTTCCAGAGGTGTGTCTCGTCGAGCAGTGCGAGGGTGGTCTTGCCGCCGTCCTTCGAGTCACCACTGGCGGTCAGGGGCTTGATGAACCCACCGCCAGGGATATTGATCCGCGTGAGGCCGACGTCGCGCTTATCGGGGAACGCCACCGACAGCGGGCCCGCGTCACAGTTCTGGTAGATGGTCGAGTAGACCTCGCCGGCCTGGCCCTCTTCGGTGGCCACACATTGCACGATCGGCGTGTTCATCTTCTTGCCGACTGGCTCACCCGGGCTGTAGTGGTAGACATAGCCGGTTCCGTACGGGCAGACGTAGGTCTCCCCCGGCTCGGCGTAGTGATCAAACCTCGACGGGCCCAGTGCATCGAAAAGGCCGACGAAGGCGGCGATCTCAGACTTGCCCCACCCCTTCGCGCGAGACAGGAACGACGACGTGTGCAGCAGCTTGCCGTCCTCGCCGATCGAGTACGCCATCACGATGAAGCGCGCGTAGTCGTCGATGAGATGCTCCACCGGTTGCCCGATAACGTCGCCGTTGCCGCGGATACACAGCTGCTCGATCCAGTCGACAGCGAGCCAGCCCAGGGACCGGTCGAGGTCCATCTGGTCGTTATGGAAGATCTCGTGCGGCATCAGTCACCGTCCGAGGTCGGCACTGTGAGCCGCTTCTTCCTCGCTTCCAGGTCGACTACCTTGGCCTTTGTCGCACCCTCGAGTTCTTCCTCGACAGGGTCTGATTCCTTGAACTTCATGCGGGCCTTGGCCATGTCGGCCTGGGTGAGGTTGAGGCCGACGTTGAGAATCTGCAGAAGGCTCTTCAGCTTCTCGGCCGAGGGCTTCTCGAGGTACGCCTCGAGCGCCGGCAGCGACATCCAGATGTTGATCCACTCGCCCTCATGCCATGTCCTGGACTGAGGAAGCGACATCAGGATGTCGTAGAAGATCTTGGCACGTTCGGACGGCTCGAAGATCTCCGGGATCGGCGGGTACTCCCACTCGTGCGGAGTCGGATCGATTGCGGCCCAGTCCTGCTGGTCCAGATTCGGATCCTTGTTGCGTCGAACAGCCTTGCCAGTGGGAGGTGGGCCGGGCTTTTGGGCAGCCATATCAACCACCCCCAGGTATGACAAAATCACGCATGAGGCATGCGTGAACAATTCGAGACATATTTGCGCTCCCTGTCGGAACAATGAAAGATGCGCGTGATCCATGTCGGATCTGAAGCGCGGAAGAAATGTGCCCCCGGAAGGATTTGAACCTGCGACCCGCGAGTTAAGAGCTCGCTGCTCTGGCCAGACTGAGCTACAGGGGCGTGGCCACAGAAATCGTCAGTCATATCGCGACTCTGGGCTGACGACATTCGAGGGATGTGCACTCACTCGAATTGGCTCCGCTGCGGATCCGGGCTCATTCTGGCACGGATTGGTTTGGGTTAGTTCGTAGGACTCGATAACCGAGGATGCCGTGCACACCCCTTATACATTTATTCTAAGTGCCGGCTAGGATGCTTCAAGTCATTCACCTTGCTGCAGCCCGATCAAGCCGTCACGCTTGATCATTCAGGTCGATGACCTCATACTCCGCGTCGCTGAGCAGAGCATCGTCATGCGCCTTGCTGACCAGGCGCATCTTCTCTTCGTAGGTCAGATCAGCCTCGCCGCGGGCATCCTCCCAGTACACGTCGTAGCCGAACTCGCCGGCGGGGGTGAGATACCGGACAACCGTCAGACGAGTCACCTCGAAAGTATCTACGTAACCATCGTCTTCGCTGAACTCGCGGACGGGCATTCAGACCTCCATCGGAGAAACACCAATAGGACACCCGTTGATTCGAGTGTCCTGAAAAGGTCTGATGAGGAGAATAATGGCTCCGGTAGAAGGGGTCGAACCTTCAACCTCTCGGTTAACAGCCGAGTGCTCTGCCAATTGAGCTATACCGGAATGGCCGACGCGGCAGGGATTGAACCTGCGACCTCCCGGGTTTCAACCGGGCGCTCTCACCAATCTGAGCTACACGCCAATGTGGGGCAGTTTTGATGACATGCCCAGGTCGACCGCCAACCTCAATGCAGGAGGCCGGCACCGGCTGCATCCGGTTAGATCCGGCGCTGGTGGCGTGTCTTGCCGGTATCGAGCTTCCCGATACGCTGCAAGAACTGACGCTTTGTGACGCGCGGTGGGCAGAATTCCGACGGATGTTCTGCCTGGCGGCGCTTCTTTGCACACTCACCCAGCTTGGCGCCATGATGCGGACAGTGGTCCTTCACCATGGACATGAGCGTGACGTCCCCATTCGGGGCTGAGCATGGTCCTGGCATAAGCCAATCACCTCCTTCCCTACGAGTCGCGTAGGGAAGTCAGGTGGTGTCGAGGAACGGCATGTTCACCTTTCGTGCTGTTCAATGTGATTGAACACCTTGGATATTGAACGCGGAGAGCAGAGGAGTTGAACCCCCGGAATGATTACCGTATAGCGGCGTTCGAAACCGCGTGCCCACCGTGGGCATACTCTCCTGGCACCACCCTTCACCTCTCGGTGCTGGCGGGGCTTCCCCCTTGCATATCGCGCGCGCGAACGGCCAGTTTTGGTAAGGCAGGTAGTTCGGTGGTGAACCTGCCGCCGAGGTCCGACCGACTTAACGGGAGAGGTGGCAGCACCTCGGGACCTCGGCAAGCGAGCGTCCCCACGACCCCGGAATCGTGTGATCTGGTTCCACCTGATCAGGATGGCCTAGACTCATACCTTGAGCCACGGTGATCAGAGAACGGGTGCGGCATCAGAGGGCAGGGACTTGCGTGTGGGTGGCAGGGATCGAACCTGCCTGCGTAGAACGCCACGGAGTTACAGCCCGCTGCCCCGCCATTGGAGCATCACCCACGTATTGCCCGGTTTGCAGTGTCATTGGGAGTCAACTTGAAACCGGAGCCAAAAACATCGACACCTCGCACGGACCGAGAGACTCGAACTCCCAACCGGCGGCTTTGGAGACCGCTGCTCTCCCAGTTGAGCTAGATCCGCTTACGTTCCTCGGGCGGGATTCGAACGCCGCATCTTCCGCTCTCGCGATAAAGACTCGTCAGTCTCTGCTCTGCCAATTGAGCTACCGAGGATAACCGCGCGTCTCTAAGTATACAGTAGATACATAGAGACGGCCAAGGTTAGATCGCCTTGTAGACGGTGACGACCTTCTCGACTGGCTTGACCTCCTCGGTCGGGCCGTCGAACTCGCCGCCGCTGTAGGACTGGTACCAGCCGTTGCGGCGGAACAGGCGCTCATTGCCGGCGTCGTCGGTGATCTTGAAGACGAACCAGAGCTGGTCCCCCATGCCTTCGCCGCCGAACTCCTCGACGAGGGTGGCCTGCCCGACGTTCGGGATCGTCACACCGGCCCGCTCGAGCTTGCGACGGACAAGAGGGGCCCATGTGGAGTTCTCCGGGAGAGGCTCGCGCAGGTAACCATCCTTGTCGACCCACCGGCCGTTGACCAGCTCCGACGCATCGGGGTTCCGCACGTACACCTCGGTTGCGCTGCATGCCTCCGCGAACTCGTACCAGCTCCCGTCGAACTCGTTGTCCTCGTCCTGGACGAAGTCGTTGATGTCTTCGATCGTGTAGGTCATTCGTTGCCCTCCTTGGTGTTCCAGATGGTGATGGTCTTCTGTTCGGGCACGACCTCGACGGTGGGTCCATCGAGTTCGGATCCGTAGTGCGATTGGCGCCAACCGTTGCGCTTGAAGTACTGCTTGCCGGCGGGTGTCTCGATCGAGATCACGACGTACCGGTCGGTGTGGAACTCCTCGTTGTAGTCCTCGACGACGGTCACGTAGCCGATGGGCAGGATTTCAACCCCGGGTTGATAGCTGATGTTCTCCCACGCGTAATCCTCGGATGATCCTGTGCGCGCGAGGTTGCGCTGATCGAGCCACCACTCAACAAGGGCCTCGTCGACCTGGTTTGCGGTGAGTGTCACTGGATCGGCTCCCATTCGTAGGCGACGATCTCTCGGCCGCGGACCTCGGTGACGCTGTCGACATGGAAGTGGCCGGTGTAGGACTCACTCCACCCGGACACCCTGAAGTGCCTGACAGAGCCGCTGGCGGACACCACCTTGTAGACCCGCAGGATCTCGTCCGAGAAGACCCGCCCGACTGGTTGGTCGACCAGCTCGACCAACACTGGGCCATCGCTGGTTTGACGTCCCTGCGGTTCCCCCCGGGTATCCATGACGTTGATGATCGCCATCCATTCATGCATTTCCATTTACAACCTCACCAACTTGTCGGATTTGGATAGATGCTGCTTCACGTAATCGATGTCGGGCTTTCGTAGGACATCGAAGTTCTCGACCAGGAACTTCGCGCTGCGACCCTTGGTCAGGCTTGTGATGGTGCGTCGCAGGGCCCACTGGTAGGCGGCACCAGGTGAACACTGGTAGTTCTGTGGGATCACCAGGCGCTCGAGGGCGGTCACGTAGATCTCCTCGCGGAACATCTGCAGCTGGCGCTCCTTCGGCATTGCCCAGACCTTGGCCATGTCCATCTGCACCGAGTGGCCATCCTTTAGGCACTCCTCGTAGATGGGGCGATCACCGTAGGCGACAGACTCGTGGATGGAGTCGTGGACGTAGATGCGCTTCACGGCGTCGGTGAAGAACTCCTCGGCCTCCTGCGTCAGGTCGACGACCTTCTTGCCGTGCAGGTCTTCCCAGACTTTGTACAGCAGGTCGTGCCATGCCGGAATCAGTTGCGCCCCTGCACGTTTCATGTCGACGAGGTCCATCATGTGCTTCGACCAGGACCCGTTGCGCAGCTCCCAGTAGGAGTGGCTGAACTTGATTGTGTAGAGCTCATCCAAGGTGGCCGCACGTGCGGTATTCTCGGGGATCAGCTCGGTGAGGCGGTCATCCCAGAAGACGTCACGTCGCACAGGGTCGCCGGCGAACTTGAGGCTCGTGTCGGAGAAGTAGTCCCAGTCCTTCGGGTCTCGCCACCATGGCAGAAGACGTTGTGCTGCAGCCGATCCGATCAAGAGGGTTCGCATGGGCTCACTTCAGTCCTGGGTGTTTGATTCTCGTCCATCTGTGCTTCAAAACCTCCTTGTTCTTTCGTCGTTTCCGTTGCTGTTCGTATGAGGTCTTCTTGACGTGGCAGCTGTGACATAGCGCCTGCCCGTTGGAGACGTCGTCACGGCCGGGCTTGTCGTACGGCCACGAGTCTCGGTTGATGATGTGGTCAACCTCGGTGGCCGCGCCGGTGCAGCCCTTCCACTGCAGCTCGCAGATGAAGTTGGCCCGGCGAAGTATGATGGGACGATTGCGGCGCCACTCTGGGGTTAGTGGCTCACCCCAGGTCACTCGTGCACCGGATAGATCGAGATGAACCACTCACCCTGGATGCATGCCGGTGACACCGCGGCCGGGGACGTGACGACGTCGCCAACCCAGTCTTGCGTCTGGACCTTCACCTCAATGTCTGGACTGTGGCGATGCAGCTCTTTGATCAGCTCCGCGACCGTCATAGGAGTACCACCACTCGCCTGACGTCCACGCCTGAGCGTTCTGCAGCATCTGCAGAGGATGGTCGGGAGTCGTACATCACGGGCTCGTTGCGGCAATTGAGTACGGGAGTCATCCACTCGCCGGTGATGTCGTCGACTGGCAGCGTCCCTTCCTCGCGGTCGTTGTACACCACGTCGGCGTCCATGTCCTGGTACAGAAGTTCGGCGATCAGCTCGCGCACCTTCACCCGAGGGCCTCCCTGGCCCACAGGTAGGCCTCCTCGAGCTTGGTGAGGGCGATGGACCGCGCCCGGCTGGGGGGCAGGTCGTTGATCGAGTCCTCGACCTCTACGAATTCCCTGGCGGGCGAGCTGTAGGTGCGCTCGTAGTCATCGCGCTGGATGCTCTGGCTCACCTGGTTGCCTCGCGAACCTCGACCACGGTCGGGAACTGGGAGAAGATGCCAACCCGGAATCCGCCGGTCTTGAGGTCGTAGGTTTTGCCCTCGTCGAGCTTGGACCAGGTATCCCAGGAGCTGAACCCGCCGGCCAGGGAGTCGCCGACCTTGAATGCCCCGCAGCTAGTGCTCAGGCGATAGGTGCGGGTCGACTTCCCGTCCTGCATGGAATACAGGGTTTCCTTGTCCTCGATTACGCAGCCTTCGTGCCACTCCTGGTTCATTGTCGAGCAGCCTGTGAGGACTGCTGCCGCCAGGAGGCCCGCGGTGACAAGGGCGCCTGTTCGTGTCGTCATCGATCTCCTCATTTCGGTGTGATTCCGAGCGGTGTGGTCCGGTCTCTGGCGTCGCCGTGGCGGATCACCCAGAACACCGCGTTGCTGTGGGTCTCCATGCCGATTCGCGGTAGGCAGTGGCAGTCCTCGCTGGCCACATGAGGGTTGCCCGGGTCGTCGTACGGGACGACATGGACCGGCAGGTACGAGGTCTCGTCCGGGTCGACATCCGCGGCCGCGGGCCTGAATAGGACCACAACGTCGCCATCCGTGGTGAGGCCCTCGAATACGGGGTGGAGCTCCTGATCTGACATGTGTCTACTGTAGCATTGGACACACGAAGGATTGAAGGGAGAAGCGTTGAACTTGCTCGGGAAAATCCTCGATGACTTCATATCCACACGGGAGGTCAGCCTCAACGCCGTCTATGGCGACTTTGATGAGTACATCGAGTTCGGCAGGGTTGAGATCGCCCAGGACTATCACAGCGGAGAGCTCCAGCTTGTCATCCACTTCCATGCTCATGGCCGGCCCAACCGGGACATGCATGAGATCCACCGGCTACTCCCCCTGCTGACCGATGTAGCCAACAAAGCCATCACCGAAGCGAGGTTCAGCCACCTGTGACATACGACGACAAGCTCCCGGATCGCAAGAACCGCAGAGTGTTCAGGCACGCCAAGATGGAGCCCGAGGTGCCCAGGCATCGACGGAAATGGCCGACCGGGAGCTGCAAACGCAACAAAGGCCTCCCCCACCAGTGGGTCAACGATGATCGCGACTACCCGAGCTGGTTCGGCAACCGTGAGTGGCACGACTCGTACACCTACCGTCGGGCCCTAGTGGAGACCGACGGCGGGATGCGCAGCGAGACCCAGAAGGCACTCGTCGGTCAACGCCGAACCGTCTTCAAGAAGTGCATCAAATGCGACAAACGACACCAGGAAGACGAGTGGCGCAACGTGGTCGAGAGCAAAGACTGGAAGAAGGTGGTGAGGTGATCACGCGGTGCCCAGCGACCGACGTCGTCACCGCGCAGATCGGCGAGGGTGGCGACGCGATCTACCCCTTCTACGTCCACATGTGCCGACTTCCCGAGGGGCACTTCCAGGTTCACCGCGGGATGGGTGACCACACATGGCCAAGCGAGAAATGGGAACAACTGTGAGGGAGCAACACGCATGAGCCACATCACCATTCGGTTCGAATTCAAGGACATCGAGGACGAGGACCTCGAGTCGACCTACCGGAGACTCTGCTGCGCACGCCGAGTAGACACGGACCTGACACAAAAGGACATTGAACGAATCACCGAGTCGCTGGGGCAGGCCGACCAGTGGCACGCCGCGGCCTTCAGCATTCTTGACGCGATGGAAAGCGAAGGGGCGGTGGAGCTGTGAGTGAGCGTGATCCATTCAATGTGTATCGCTACGAGTTGACGAGTCCCGAGAACTGGGGTGTGCGGACAGCCAGCGGGCGATACGTCATGAGGGTCTTCGCCGAAGACCTCCAGCTACTCCTCGACGAACATGACGAGCTGGCGACCATGCAGGCCTACTGCACGTCATGTCGGAACTGCGCCAAGCAGCTCGATGACCAGGTCAACATGGAGCAGTACGAGGACGAGATAGTCGAATCCGGCTGGGGTTGGCAGTGAACATCGACGAAGTCCGGGGGTTTTTGCTGTCTGTGCATACCCCCCCGAAAAAACCCCCGGAACCCGTACGTATCGCGAGCACACGAGCGTCGCGCGCCCGCGGGGGGTGCCGGCAGGGGGGTTGACCTGCGGTTTTACAGCCGACCGAGCGTTCGTTCGGTGGCTCGCGGCGGCCTGACCAGCGGGTTTGCTACTGCCTAATGCCGTTAGGTTTCCCGGCCATACCCCAAGGGGGTACCCCACCGAGCGAGCGTTCGGTCGGCGCCCGACCAGTCGATTCACGGACCGAGCGAGCGTTCGGTCGGGTGACCCGGGGGTCGCCGGCGCCCAGTGTGGCACCCGACCGAGCGAACGTTCGGTCGGTTCCGCGCGCGACCGAGCGAACGTTCGGTCGACCCCTCGCGCGCGCGTAAGGGGAAGGCCAGACCAGCCCGACCCCCGACTTGACACCCACCGCTCCACGCGGGTACAGTCGGACACGTTCGACCGAGAGACCAGCCCAACCTACGGGTTGACTCCCACCGCTCCACCGTGGTACGGTGGGACCACACCGACCGAGAGAGAGAGAGAGAGAGAGCCGCCGATGTTCGACTCCGCACACTCACAAGCCGACCGGGATGCCTATCAGGCCATGACGGACGTATGGGACAGCATCTCCACCGCTGCACAACGTGATCGGGTTGCATCGATCCTGAAGATGATTGCAGCTGATGCCCATGCTGAGATTGTGCGTGCCCACTACTGCCCTTCCAATGGTTCAATCCGTATCGTCGAGTCTGATGGCATGAGTCAACTGGCAACCTACATCCATCGTGACGGTGGGTATGAGACTGCCAAGGCAGCAAAGGCCAAGCGCATAGCCGCTTGACACCCACCGCTCCACCGTGCTAGACTTAGCACAAGCAATACGGGATACCAGACCCTATCCTTCAATGGAAGTATTGCACTAGGCCGGCTCCCTGCTGGTCCTGTCATACCCTCACTTAGGAAGGCTGGAAAAATGCAGAGCTACACCTACATCAGCGGGAACACAATGGTCGCAATCGACGCTACGGATGACCTGGACGCGATCGGTCAGGCTCGACAGTGGGCGCCTGCTGGTATGATCGGCGGGTATGACCAGCTGATCCGTGAGACCGACGACGTGGACTTGTTCGGCTAGGGTTTGACACCCACCGCTCCACATGCTAGGCTAACTAGCAACAAGGCAATACCGGGACAATGGGCCCTATCCTTCAATGGAAGTATTGCGCTACACCAGCCATGCTGGTAAGTCATCCCGGTTTAGATGGTCCCTGGACAGAATCAAACCACAAACCACAAAGGTTGACACCCACTGCTCCACCTGCTAGACTGAAACCACACCGACGAGAAAGGGCAGGGCATGACACACAGAGAGGGCCAGTGGTATGGCGGGACCATCCACGGCAAGCCCAAAGTGACCGCGCCGGAGAAAGTCTCCACCACCCGTCAGCAGTACCGGGAAGGCGGAAACCCGTGGTCCAACCTGTCGCCGGCTCATGCTGTCCAAATGCGCCTGGACCTGGAGAAAATTCGTGAGGAGGGCGGCAACGTCTACGCCTACGGCCAGCGTGTCGAGAACGTCAGTGAGGGCAGCATGTCTGACACTGAGGCAATCGTCTCCAGCGCAATCGGTGGCACAAGTGCAGCCTTCTACGTCAAGCGTGGAAACTACATTACGCACGACGATTACCTTGCGGGCAAGCGCCAGTCCAAGGCGCCCACCGTTGCGGCGCCGCGTGTCCAGGGGACACCCAAGGTCAAGTCCACCACGGCCACAATCAATACCGATCGTGCGGCACAGAACCGTCAGCGGCAGATTGACCAGCACGTTACGAAGCTGGTCGGGATGCCGGGTGAGCGGTGGGACAATTACCTCAAGTGGAACGTTCCCAAGGCGCAGCGGCCGATGGTGTTGTTCGAGCTCGCCAAGGCAATGACTCCGGCTTGACACCCACCGCTCCATCAGCTAAACTGAGAACACAAGCAAGGCAGCCCCGACCGAACCGGCGGGCGTGAGGTTCAAGTCCTCACGGGGCCCGAGTGGCGACATGCCGGCACGTATGGCCGGCGGTCTATCCTGAGTCCGACAGTCAATGCAACGCTTGCAAACTGCGACTCACCCGGGATTGACTTCCACTGATCCACCTGCTAGACTGGATACAGAAAGCAAGCCACAAAGAAAGGCTCCAAAATGTTCTCCTGCCACTCCTGCGCAATCGTGGTCAACAACGACGACGACAGCCACCTGGACATGATCGACGCGGTGGAAGTCACCACCTCGATCCAGGCCATCGCCGGCGAGCTCGGCGGTCCCCTGGTCCTGAGTGAGGCGGACGTTGACGGCTACTTCGATTGCGCGCTGTGCAATCAGGTCTGCCTAGGGGACGCCTACGTCATCTCCGCTTAGGCGGAACCAGGTCGAGTGCCCGACGCGTAGCGAGGGTGAAAGGTTCGGGGCACAACAGTCAAGGCCCCGCGTGAGTTCGATTCTCACCCGACCACAACTGTCTAGTTGACAGCGAGACACACACAATGAAAGGCTAGTGCAATGCTGGAGATCAACACCAACGGCCGGACGGTCGAGGAGCTGCGCGAGGCGTACCCGTTCATCCAGGCCATGGGCGAATACATGGGGAGCTACCCGCACTACGTCGAGGACCAGCTGTACTTTGCCCACCACCACAACGCGCCGGCTGATGCCACGGGGTGTGACCGGGCCGGCAAGGTCACGCGGTGGGGAGACATCCCCCGCGACCAGCTGAGACAGGAACTGTTGACGCTGGTTGCGCGCAGGCTCACCAAGTAGTGTGTTGACACCCACCGCTCCAACCTGCTAGTGTCTAATCATCACCGCGACAGACGAGAGTAGCCATGAACCACTACACCCACACACTGACCGAGATCGAGCAGGCATGCGGGGTAACCCTGGACGACGTCGCACGGGAGCTCCCCCGGGTTGCACTTCGAGAGAATGCGGCCTGGGTGGACGGATCACTCGCGCCGGCGTTGGCAACATCCACCGCACGCGCTGCACTGGGTAAGCCTGCGGCCTACTCGCACCACGCCCTCAACGGAACCATTGCGGTCTACGTGCCCAACTGACCTGACCACTGAGTCCGTGTGCCCATGTGTCTAATACGCATGTGGACACACAACTGATGGGTTAGTTCAAACAATAGAGGAGAAACCCATGTCCAACATCGACACCACCACACGCGTCCTCGCTGACATGTGGACGGAGAACACGGGCCGGCACATGCTCGACTCGGGCGGCGCATACGGTCGCAGCTGGGAGCGCAACCAGGCCGCAACCGCGGGCATCGACGCGGCCGAGTACTTCCTCAGCTTGCCCGAGGTCACGCTCGATGCCCGGTACGGCTATGCCGACATCACCGTGTCAGCCTTCCACTGGCTCAGTGAGATCCTGGACTACTCACCGGCCGTCAATCGCATGTTCGAGATGTTCGTCGCGCTGGAAGGCGAGAGCGATCGGCCCTGGATGGATGAGGCTGAGGCGTTCGTCGATTGGCTCACGGGACATGGCCGAGCGTCTAATGTCCAGACCGTCAACACCTACAACGGCGAATCGTGGCTCGACTCAACGTTGCAATACGTGGTGTTCACCTACACCGACCGCGATGGCTTCGACACCGACATGGTCATGTTGCAGTACCACGGTGGGTGCGACGTCCGCGGTGGCTACACCAAGCCACGCGCGTTCTCGCTCAGCGGCTACGAGGGTCGTTATGAGCTGTACACCGAGGGCCACGTCTCGCTGTCCTGCACCGAGAACTACGGCCAGGAGATCGGCATCGGCCTGGACGGCGACACGGTTTACGCCGGCACTCACGCATGGGATTCCAACAGTTCCGGCGTCGATTGGGTCGAGTATGGCGGCGCGTACGATACGCCGGACTTCGAGACCATCGAACCGGAGGATGACAGCACACCCTATGTCGCGTGCCCGACATGCAAGGCGCCGCTTGAAGTGTCGGTGATGTTTGGACACTGACCTGACCACTGGGTCCGAGTGTCCATCTGTCTAATTGACAGGTGGACACTCCACCCATGGGTTAGTTCAAGGCATGAGAGGTCACACCATGAATCCCTGGTTACACGCATTGCAGTTCGTCATCGTGACCGGACTGTTCACCATCGTGACGGTGGTCGCCATCATCGTCGCTGTCGAGTTCTTCAAGGAGATCTGATGCACACCACCGAACGTCTCAACAAGCTGTCGCCGAACGTGCGAGACCGAGTCAAGATCGAACGCCGCATCGTCAAGCACCTGGTCCGGGAGTTGCTGGAACACAACGTCGAACTGTCGGTACACGACGGCGAAGAGCACCACGCACCGACGCGCGACGCCGGCGCACTGTTCGATCAGCTCATGGAAACCGACTCGGACACGCTGTATGTCCATCTCATCGGCGACCATCACCCCATGGCCATGGTGATGCTGGTCTACGGCAACGACGGTTGGGACGTCATGTCCGACTACTCGATCAGTCTCGAACATCAGGGGCTCATCACCAAGACCATCGAGCTCACAGATTCGCTGGGAGGCTGAGTCATGGGTTACTGCACCGACATGCAAGGCCGATTGTGCTGCGACAACTGCGGGCAGTCGGGCGGTGTCCGTAAGCGCAAGTGCAAGTACAAGGTGACCACCGACAATCACCGATCGTCGGCCCGGCATGTGATCCACTACTGCTACCCGCCGGCGTTGTGCCAGGGATGCTATCGCGAACTGGGCGGCATCAATGGCGTCCACGGTGCAATGTGCCACGGGGGTGCGGCGGCGGCGCAAGTCGAGTATGACCGCAAGCAGGCACTACTAGACGCGGGCAAGCACATGGTGGTCGCCGCATATGGCAGCTGGCAGGAGTCGGTGCCCGACGGCATGGTCGGCGTGCACTTCGCGAGTGCGAAGTACTCGGATCATCGTCACGTCCTCATGCCCCATGAGGACTACAACAATCGGGACATCGACCGACGTTTCTCCACGCTGGAAGACCACTACCCCAACGCGACCGAATGGATCAATCACCCTTAGGGGGTTGACTTCCACTGTTCACACCTGCTAGTGTCTAATTAACAGCGAGACAGACAAGAGAGATAAGCATGAAAGGCAAGACCTATGGCACGCAAGCGTCCACCGCTCTACAAGCAGACCAATGGCATCGGTGGTCGAGCAATGGTCTCGAACATCCTGTCAGTGTTCGACCAGGCTACCGACGCTGACATCATCGCTGGTCAGCTCTGGTACAAGGAGGCACTTGACATCGCCCACCAGTGCGCCCTACTGTCTAACCGACAGCTAGAGGCTAGTGCGGTTGCAATTGCGCACCTATCGCCTCAGGTCAGGTGGGAGGACAACGTGGCGTTTGCACTGGCGCTCGCGACACCCGGCGCGCCGGCCGACCGGGCACCCCGCGTGCCCGGCACCGCCGGCGTGACGCACGCGAACTGGCGCAGGGCATACCACGCCTTGCATCACTCCCCCGATCCGCTCGGCGAGATGACACCGGGCATCAAGACTCACGCGTTCGCGCACAACATCCTGGGCCACACCGACTACGTGACCGTGGACTCGTGGGCAATGCGTATCGCCGGCGTGGACTACAAGCACATCAACCGTGCGGGTGTCTATGCCGGTGTGTCTAATGCCTACCGCAACGCTGCACGCACGGTCGGTATCGAACCATCTGAGATGCAGGCGATCACCTGGGTTGCCGCACACACCCTGAAAGGCAAGTCATGAACGATCACGAGATCCTCCTGGCCATCCAGGACCTCATGGACGGGGTCGCCTGGAGCGCAGACACCCTCAACTCGATCGCACAGCTCCTCAACGCGAACGGTTACACGATCGGAGACATCGAATGAGCGAGTTCAAGCTGAACATCCACACCAACAACTCCGCGTTCGATGGCGACGCCGACTCGGAGATCGCCCGCCTCCTGCGCGAGGCTGCGGACTCCATCGAGCTCGGTGGCGTCGGCCGCCACACCCGGTCGCTCGTGGACTACAACGGCAACCGCGTCGGCGGCTACAAGCTGGAGGACAACTGACATGGCCGACCTGCTGCGCACCATCAAGAAGTGCAAGCACGACTGGATGCTCATAGAGGACGGCTATCGCCGCACCTGGTCCACGGACATCGACACCGAGACGAACACCATCACCGCATACGAGGGCACCTTCTCGGACGGAGGGGACGGCGAGTACCTGCTGTGCCTCAACTGCGGCAACCGACTTGAGGTGCCGACCAACTTCACCATCGACTGGAACTAACAAAGGAGACAACTGACATGGCACGAGCAACGAAGGCAGACCAGCGACGAGAGACCCTGCGCCGGCGTGAGGTTCGGCGCTTCAAGTACGGCGTGGAGGCCTGAACAATGGGAACCCGAAGCATCATCGGCGCAGTCACCGAGGCCGGTTCGATCGGCACCTACTGCCACTACGACGGCTACCCCACCGGCAACGGTCGGGAGCTTCAGACCATCCTGAAGCGCGATGGTTACGACAAGGTCACCGAGACCCTGCTGAGTGAGCCGGCAGGCTTCTCCTTTCTCGACGTCAATGCCGACGAGAAGAAGCACGCAGACCAGTTCGGCGACATGTCGAGCCGCACGGCGCTGATCCCCGGCTACGGCATCGCCTACCGCGACGTCGACAACCCGGAGCTCATCAGGCTGATGGACGTGCTCCAGAACCGCGAGGACTACTTCTGGGCCGAGTTCGCCTACTTCGTCCGCCCCGACGGTGGCACCGACGCGTACCGGCTCAACTACCAGGCTCCTGCTGACTACTGGGTCATCGAGCCCGACAACGAGATCACCTCCGACGAACCACCCATCACCGCCAACATCAACTGAGGGACAACATGACCCGCAAACGCTACCGTGTGATCTTCGCCGACGGCATGATCGTTCGAGTCGACGCCGTCGGTGTCCAAGACGCCGCCGATCAGGTGTACGACCAGGACGATGACGGCGAGCAGGACGAGATCGTCGCGATCATCGCCGAAGTTGACGCGCAAGACAACAGGGATGTTGCGTTCGCGGTCATTGACACCACCCGCCCGTACTGACTAAGGATTACCCATGTCTCTAATCTCCACTTCGACACTCGACACGCGGCCCGTGCTGCTGGACCTGTTCTGCTGCGCTGGTGGTGCCGCGATGGGTTACCATCGCGCCGGCTTCCGCGTGATCGGTGTCGACATCGAGGACCAGCCGAACTACCCGTTCGAGTTCCACCAGGGTGACGCGCTGGAGTTTCTGGACGCGCTCCCCCGGCAGGGTCACGGCTTGGCTGCGATCCACACGTCGCCACCATGCCAGGCGAGTTCGGCGCTAACCAAGGGCACGAACAGGGGTCGGTTCTACCTGAACCTGATTCCGGAGACGCGGGAACTGTTGTCGGAGTTCGACATTCCGACAGTGATCGAGAACGTGCAGGGTGCAGACATGCGCCGGGACCTCACCCTGTGCGGTGAGATGTTCGGCCTGAGCGTGATCCGGCATCGCTACTTCGAGGTTCGCAACTTCGGAGTCGAACAGCCCGAGCACAAGAAGCACCGTGGTCGTGTGGCTGGATACCGGCACGGCGAGTGGTTCGACGGCCCCTACTTTGCTGTGTACGGCGAGGGTGGCGGCAAGGGCACCGTGGCGCAGTGGCAGAAAGCCATGGGCATCGACTGGACGAGCGTCCGCAAGGAGATCGCCGAGGCCATACCGCCGGCCTACACCGAGTACGTCGGTGGGCAGATCATGGCGACCATCAACTACCGCGAGGAGGTCGCATCGTGATGCAGCAGCATGAGTTCGACGTGAGCTACGCGTCACCGGTCACCGTCACCGTGGGCGTGAACCCCGAGGGCCAGGTCGAAGTGTCCATCGACTACAGCGACCCCGGCACCGGCATGCTGGTCGACGTCAACGAGCACGTCGTGTACGAGACCGTCCCCGAGGAGGAACTGTGAGCCACAGGGTAGCCGAGCTGGACACGTCCGAACTGAAGATGATGCATCGCAGCATCAACAAGAATTTCATGGTTGCGTTCATCAACGCCAACCTGATCGAGCGAGCCAGCCTGGACGTGCGTGATGCTGTCGTGCTGTACGACGACCACAAGTATTTCGCCTACGCGCTCCCGGGGATGCCTGACGACGACACCATGGCCCGACTGTATGGCGCGGCCGGCATTCGCTACTGGTCCAAGGGGGTCTGATGGCCGGCAAGTGGAACAACTGGATCGAACACCCCGACCACCCGCTTGACGATTGGCGCTACGAGGTCGCATCCGACTACACCCGGCTCAGCTACGGCGAATGGGTCGAGCAGCAGGCCGAGGCCGAGTCGGAATAGCCTTCAACCACCCGCTTGACTTCCACCACTCACTGATCTACTGTCTAATCATCACCTAGACAGTCAACGAAAGGAACATTCAATGTCGAACGTCAATCTCACCAAGAAGGTCAACCTCACCAAGAACGTGGCCGGCGCACACTTCGTCGGTTCGCGAGATGCCAACCGCCGCTTCGTGTCCAGCAACCCGAAGGGCTGACTTCCATGAAGCAGATCACCGTCGACATCAAGAGCTACACCAACGAGTTGACAGTCGCAGACATTCTCAAGGAGGTCGCTGACAAGATCGAGGATTCCATCTTCCCGAGCCTCAGCGAGATCACCCTGTTCGACGCGGATGGCGCGGCTGACGTGTTCGTGACAGTCGAGGAGCGGGAGGCATGAAGAAGTTCATCATCGAGCGAGAGGTCACCCAAGCCCGGGTGCTGGATCGCGAGCAAGTCGTCGAGCTGTTCAAGCGGAACAACGTAGTCCTTGGCGACTCGGTCGGGTGCACGATCGAGGAGCTGGACGATGGCATGCTCGAAACCCTGCTCGACGCGGCGATCTATCACTGCCAGCCGGGGCTCATCGACGACGTCGAAGGCCTGCTCGATGCCGCCAGTCCGGACCACGAGTACAACATCAACGTGAGAATCGAGGACTTCTGATGAGTGACTACTACCACCCATTCCGGGTCAAGATCGAGGTCGACGTGTACGTCCAGGTCGAGGACAGCGACATCGAAGATGTGCTGGCCGAACTCGACCCCGGCAGCAGCGACTTCAGCACGGTCGCCAAAACCGCCGCGCGCGAGAAGGCGTTCCGATCACTTGGCTTCGTCGGTTCGTTCGCCGACGACACCACCAGCGTTGATACCAAGCGCGTCATCAGCGTGAGCGGCCTGTAACCAAGGAGCAACCATGGCAAGCGAGAACAAGGCGTACATGCGCAAGATGCAGGAGATTCGCCGAAGTAACGCTGCCACACCCATTCCCAGCCGAAAGCGCCGGCGGCGAGGGGGTCGCAGCACAGACCGGCGCGCAGACATCACAGACCAAAGGGAGTGAGCAGATGTCCTACCAGTATCTACAGAAGAAGGTTGACGAGGCCGACCGGGCTGCGTACGGGGACTCCAATGATGCGGAGATCTTGTCACTAAGGGATGCCCTCGACGTCGCACTGGATGCGCTGGGCGGCTTCGGGGTTCGGATCAATCGGACCGATTGGCACGACGAACTCACACCGCCGGAGGAGAAGCTCGCATGAACCAGACCGTGATCGACACGACCAAGACCGCGCGCGAGATCGAGCCGGGGATGGTCTACCGCTATCAGACACCGCGTATCGACGGGGGCCGGGACATCGTCGACATCAGTGTGCGACACGTCATCCCGATGTGCGACAACGACGTGATGATCGTCGGAGTCGAGACCGACGATGGCCTTGCGCCGCTCCAATTCGACGACTCCAACCAGCTGCTGGCCAACTGGTTCGACGTCCTCCAGGCCGATAGGCCGGTCACGGTGCTCTACGGCGAGGAGGTCTGACCGTGTCCGACGTACCCACCACAGTCACCGCCGAGAACCTCGAGCAGGGTGACGAGTTGGCCAGTGGCGTGATCGTCACTGACTTCAACGACGTCGGCCACCCGGACTATGTCTGGGTTGGATTCAACGACGGCGAGCTCAGCCGTATTCGCCGGCACGGACAGTTCGAGGTGTGGCGATGAGCGACGCCGACACTGTCTTCGGTTCCGAACTCTTCGGCGCGATTATCCAGGCCCAGATTGCTGACGCGCAGAGCGTCCAGAACCAGCTCGACAAGTACCACCGAAACAAGGAGGCGCAGCTGATCTGGCTGCGTGAGGAGATCGAGCACTTTGCGCTAAGCCAGGACTCGAAGATGGTTGAGCACAAGCTACTTTCGATTGTCCGGCGGTCTTGTCAGGTGACCGACCAAGGACTCGACAAGGAGGATTACTGATGCTGAACAAGGACGAGAAGGATGTCGCCCAACAGGCCATCGACTGCGTCGAGTACGCCCTAGAGAAGGCTGGACTTTACCTGGAGGGCCCGATCCGGCGGTCGGTGCTGAGCCAACTCAGAAGCGCGAGGGTGGATCTCGAGGTGCTGCGGGACGGCAACCTAGTGAAGGGAACCAAGTCGTGAGCGAGGAACTTTCCCTACTCGCCGAGTCGGACGGCTGGCAGCTGTGGGAGGACGCGGAGGGTGGGCGGCACATCACCGACCCCTACGGAGACATCATCGGCAACCTCGACGGGTTGCTGTACGTGATCGAACAACTGGAATTGAGGACTGAATGACACTGTCGACCAACATCATCGCCATGGACCCGATCGATCCCGAGCGCGCGTTCATGCACATGGCCAAGCTACTCGGCGCCGGCGAGGGGTACCGCTGGGAGGTGAGGGATGAGTTCCTGGCCGGCAACCCCGCGATCATCGCAGAGATAGGGCAAGGCTTGCCAGCATGGCTGATCGTGAGTCACAACAACGGCGAGCTGCTCAACTTGCAGGACTACTACACGTCCGACCGGAATGACCCGCGGCTGAAGGTCTTGGACGCCGACGGCGAGTCCGACTTCGCCTTCCACCCGCAAGGTTACGCCGACATCGACATCGACACGGCCTATGGGTACGGCCGTGGTGAGGACATCGGCGGCTGCGGTGACCTGCACGCATGGCTGGTGCGAGAGTACGCCCGCTGGCTCGATGCCCAGAGTGTCCGGTGGTACTGGCGCAACGAGTTCACCGGTGAGTGGTTCGGCACCCTGGACCAGCTCCACGAACTCGGGGATGCTGAGCTCGGCGGCAAGAACCCGGACCTGCGACACCTGACCGCGGAAGGGGCCTGACGATGTATGTGGATGACATGACACTGGAGGAGGCTCGCGAATGGCGGGCCGACCTGGAGCGCCGCGTGAACCGAGCGCACACCACACCGGCACGCGAACAGCTCATCTGGGACCTCCAGGACCTGAACGACCGCATCGACGAGCTGGAGAATGAATGAAGGAGTACTCGGTCCGAGGGCCGGACGGCCGGCAGGTCGGCAAGGTGTTCGAGACACTCACAGAAGCCGAGGAGCGCGCGCGGGATCTGGACAGGAAAGTGTTCGGCGTCGGCGAAGAGTGCCGAGCGATCGTACGAGACGTCACTCAATGGAGGGACGTATGACCCTGATCGATGCCCTGGTCGACTTCGCTGTCGATCACCACCTGCGCTGGAACAGTGACGACACGAACCCACCATCGCCGACCAATGGGCTGGAGTGGAATGACGACGGGTTCACGTATCGCACGGCCACTGAGGAGTCGCGGGATGCGGTGGGTGACATGCTCTGGACGTGGCTGATGGAGCATGCCATCCGTGGGTCTGCTCGAGTGTGGGATGGCACGGTCGCTGGCGCCGCAGAGAACTATTCACTGATGGTCATGGATGACGAGTGGTATGCATCGGAGCCCGGTATCTTCATCACCGGCGTGCTCCAAGTGCTGGAACGAGAGGGAGATTCATGAACATCGTCGATCGGCTCAACGCATACCGGGGCGACAACATCTTCCAGGACGTCATATACGGCCTCGAGGAGTACGACCAGGATGCCACCGAGGCCGTAGACCCGGACGGGCACAGTGACATCATCGTCCTCACAGACGGAACATGGATTCAATGCGACATCCAGACCTTCCGGTGGTTCACCAGAGAGGCGGGTGAGGCCTAATGCCCAAGTACACAGAGGATGAGATCCAGAAGGCTGCCGACGTCCTCGAGTGGTTCGTGTGGGAGTACAACCGGGGTGGTCTCACGGCGCTGAGTTGCATCCGTGCGATGCGCCGGCGGACCAGTGATGACGTGTTGCACTTCTGCTGGTCCCGTGGGCCGCGGAAGGGAAGCGAAAGTTCGGTGATCTGCTTCCGGCGCGATGGCCACGATGGCCCCCACCGCTCACATCCGGCGTCTGGGTTTGACGAGACCTGGGGTTCACCGGACATGAAGCTATCCGAGCGGGAACAGGAGGGGTACTGGTCGCCGCTGGAGTACGTACCCTGACCCACTGACTCCCACTGTTTGATATGATGGGAGGCATTGCATTCTTAATCGACCTAAGAGAGGGGGCCTCATGGCCATCGTGAAAGACCGCGAGAAGTACGATCGAGTGACGCCGAGCATGGCGCTCTACATGAAGCGCCGGGCCGAGGAGGGTGCCACCCTGCGCGAGTTGGCGGCAGAGCTGAACATCTCGGCGGGTTCCGCCTGGAGGCACGCACACGAGCACCTCAAGAACAAGCCTCAGCCTAAGGGCCGGCCGGAAATCACCATCCAAGACGTCCTGGACACCCTCGACGCTGTCGGCTCACAGCGCAAGGCGTCCAAGGAGCTCGGGTGCAGTCTCACCCTGGTCCGGCAGCGACTGTGGGAGGCCGGCATGGGCCCGGACCCCAAGAACCGAGGGAGGGGTGAGTACAAGGGATAATGGCATCTCTCTACAGCCTCTTCGGCAAAACTCAATCCCAGCGCATCCAGGACGAGGACGTCTCACAGGCCGTCGCAATGGCCGACCGACTGGTGGCCAAGTCGGCGAATCGCATGGCCCCGATCGAGAACAGTCTGGAAGCTGCTGAGCGCAGGTTCGAGGCGGCGAATGCTGCCTGGATCATCGCCGGCAAGCCATTCAAGGGCAAGATCTACAAGGCGATGACCAAGTCGACGCGCGAGGTGCTAGATCTGCGCGCGGAGCACAAGTACTGGTACTCGATCGACCTTGATCATGCTGAGCGGCGTATGCGGCTCAATGCGTATCTGTGAGGATCTTGGCTTCGGCGATCTCGATCATGTCGAGGTCTTCGTTGATGAGTTCGTGCAGGATGGCGCACTGCTCGTCGTCTCCAGCGTCGTGGGCTTGCCGGGCTTTCTGGGCGAGCTCGTCGAGGTCATCCTTGAGTGCGTCTAGGATTTCCTGGTATGTGTTGTTGGCCAGAATTTCTGGTGCGATCACTGGTCCCCTTGTGGATTGGGTGCGGATAGACAAAAACCCCCGGGTTTAGGCCGGGGGTTTTTGCTTGAGAGGAGATTTCGAGGGAGAAATCCTCGGGTTAGTGTGATTGTCGACGCCAATCAGGATCACCACCCACCTAGTGTTGATTGTATTGGCGTCTATTTAGCTATGCGAGTCTTTTGCCGGCGCCTTAGTCGGCGAGGCTGACCATGCTGTCGGCGGTGAGCATTTCCCCGCGGGTTCCGAACGCGCCCTCGAGTTCGACTCGCACGTAGCTGTTGCGGTTGATGACCTTGGTGATCTTGCCGAGGATGGGCCGGCTCTTCACCTTGGTTTCAATCCTCAGGGTGCGGCCGACGTGTTCGGCGGTGAGGTTGAGTGGATTCATGGTGTCATTTCTCCCTCGGGCCAGACGACCCGTCCGATTTGTGCACCGCGGATCAGCTTGAGGCATCCTTCGCACGGCGCTCGCGTGATGTAGATCGTCGAGCCCGCAAGATCGCGCCGGTCGCAATACAGGATGGCGTTCTGCTCGGCATGCAGAGCGACACAAGCGCCCGGGCCCGTGTCGTAGCTACTGCCTGACTCACAGCCCGAAGTTCGTCGAGGGCATGTAGCACACCCAGGCCGGCCCATAGGAGCGCCGTTGTAGCCGGTACCTCGGACCCGGCGATCTCGTACAACAACTGCCCCGACCTTCGATCGTTCGCAATCAGATCGCGCGGAGACGGCGGTAGCAAGCCCGAGAAAGTACTCATCCCAGTTCGGCCTCACCGGTCACTCGCCCGGGCGTCGACCCGTGTGTACGGGCCATTGAGGGCGTCGAAGTCCCCCTTCAGGCGCGCCAGGAAGTCCGGCACGGCGACCTCGTCGGAGCGGTGCCAGCACCAGGCGGGTGAGGATTCGTAGGTGTAGATCGCCCCATGGCGGTCTCGCCAGCTGAAGTTGCAGTCAGCCTCACCCAGAGTTTGGACACGTCCCGAAACCATGTACCCGCGATGCTCCACGGGCGGGGGGACCTCCGGCGGAACCTGGCTCTTTGCCACGACGGTGAACGGCCCGTACATATCGTCGTATACCTTGCGACTGTAGGTTTCGTCGTGTTTCGGTAGGTACATCCACTGCCCTGCGTTGAGCGGGTGCGAACACTGCCAGGTGAAGGCCTCGAGAGAGAACCGGTGGGGCCAGTTGTATTTATCCACCACCTCCAGCCCGGTCGGGATGTCCTCGAGGTGTTCGAACACGGTCTGGTAGCCGCTGTCTGGTTCTGGGCTCGTCGCTACCGGATCGGGTTCGACATGCACGTGGTCCTCGTGCACATCCTCCTCGACAATCGACTCAGTGTTTGGCCGGTCGTCGAAGCGCCCGTACTTCGGGTCGGATAGGAATTCGGCCAGCGTGAGGGCATGCCATGCTGCGGCGATCAGGTGAAGCGAACCGGTCTCCTCGTCGACATCCTCGCCCTCCCAGAAAGCCATGGCGTGGCGCTGCAGTGCGGCGTACGACTTGCTCCACTCGTACCCGAGACGCCAGTTGTTCGCCCCATCGTGGACGACGTTGCCCTGCTCGTCGCGTTCGGTGTACTTCTCAGCGCCCTTGCCATAGTGGGACGCGAGCGCGCGCAGCTGGCCGACGGGGATCAGGTCCGGCCGTTCCTCCTTCACCCCCTTGCGTCCGCCAGACGATGACACTGTTCGAACTTCAGTTGCAGACATCACTTTCCTCTTTCTCGGCGGCGTCCAGGACGATCTCGACGAACTCGGTCACCGAGTCGACCCGGCGGAAGACCGGGGCACTGCTGGGGTGTAGGCCGGGTGGCTCCTGGTTCCATGGCTTGCTCAGCAGGTACGCTTCGGTACCCGCCTTGCGGAGGGCGATGTAGTTCTCGCGCTTGTCGTCGATCATGAAGTCGGTCTTGACGATCGTCTTGTCCGGCGAGAAGGTCAGGGTGTCGTAGTGCATCCCGATGTCGCGAAGCCACTCCGCGGTGGCCCGGTGCGACACAGCTGGATGGCTACCGAAGTGCCGGTCGGTGATGATGTGAACGGAGACTGCGGGGCATTCCGTGAGTTCCTTGAATGCGTCCACTACGGCATAGTTGGTGCAGCCGAACGTGTTCCACAGCCTTCCTGCGTCTGCGGCCTCATTGCAGAACCTCTTGAACCCGGAGGCAGTCAGGCCCCAATCTTCGAAGAAGGTCCACTTCTGCGGAGGCGTGCACATATCTACCGGCCAGTTGTGCCCGTCCTGCAGGAAGTTGCCGAACGCCTTGCCGAAGTCGTAGATGACCCCGTCGAGATCGATACCCACTCTGATCTTGTCTGTCACTCGCTCTCCTCCTCTTCTAGCCATGGCAGACACCACAGCCGGCTACATCCCTCTGGTCTTGGTCCCGGGTTCTCGCGTTGACATGCGATGCAGTAGTCGGTCACCGATAGTCCTCAATGAATGTCCAACGGCTATCTGTCCATTGGACAGATGGGAAGTTCTGTTCGAAGGCTTCCCGGGCCTCCTCGATCACTTCTTCGTCCACCATGGGCTTTTCAGCATGTCGGCCAGGACCCCGGTGGCCATTTGTGCGACAGCGTCGTTATTCAGTGGCCCATCGCGGCCCCAGTCCCGGGGCTCGGCCTTGGGGGTGTTGACACCCTCGAGGGCGACGATCCGTGCGCGCAGTGTGTCGAGCTCGGTCTCGAGATCCTTGATGCGACGCTTGATCTTCTTCTTGCTCACTCCCACCGCCACCCTCGCTTGGGCGCAAACATCAGGGCGTAGAAGACCACGACCACCGCGTTGAAGATGATGGAGCCAGCATTGATGCCCGATCCGCCACCGGGGGACGCGAGGATGCCGATATTTATGACCACACAAGCCACGTTGGCGATGATGACGAGCCAGTACAGCCGGGCGGGTATTGCGACTTTGAAGATCATTCGGCGTCCTCTCGTGTCGAGGGCTTCCTGGTCGTGAACTCCGACGCGAGGTTCATTATCAAGATGAAGTCGATGACCAGGTAGAACCCGGCCTTTGTATCGCCGCCGGCGAGCTGGTGGCTATTCACCAAACCTGCGGTGAACAGCGCGAGCATGAGTACCCAGTACATGACTGGGTGCATGTAGCTGACGGTCTTGATCACACCGATCCCACTTTCTCGTTGAGCCACTTGAGTTTCGCGATGACCTCGTCAGCAGTGAGCCGGTCATAGAGTCCGTCGTCGATGTCTGGAGCCTCAGTGCCGGACACGAAGGTCTCGGTCGAGGTGCCGACGGGTACCTGGTCTTCGAACTGGTGCAGCAGCAGGCAGGTCTCGGGCTTCACGATGTTGATTGTGTGGATCTCGTCCCACTCCATGAAGTAGGACGTACCGCGGCCGACATCCGGTCCGACTGTGTGCGCCTTGGTCACGTGCAGCAACTGGGTGCCGTTGGGTGTGAACCCATCCCCACCCAGTAGCGGAGTGCGGTAGTCGAACCGGGCGTATTCGCGACATGCTGATCCGGCTACGCCCGAGGGTCCACGGTTGTACCAGATGTTCTGCACGGCACCGGTCAGGGCGGTGGTCCAGAAGTTGTAGCGGTGCCAGTGCGGGTTGACGACCTCGTTGGTTTCCACGTAGGCGTCGGCGATGAAGTACAGCTTGACTGTGTCTGTCTCACTGCGGTTTAGACAGATGTAGTCGAAACCTTTGACGTGGAAGTTCTTGAAGCTGTTCTCGAGAACGTGCTCCATGTCGAGGGTGTCGAGGTCGATGTAGTCAGTCACTGTTCCAGCCCTTCTGTGAGGATCTTTCCTTCTTCGTCAGCGACCGCCTCGGCGAACCACTCACCGTCGTTACGCTCTCTCGCACACTGGTGGCAGAGTCCTGGGTAGTCGAACTCCTCGTACGCCTTATCGATCGCATCGTCGACATCGGTGGCCTCGACTTCGACCGTGCCCGAGGTGTTGTTCTGGAGGTACACACGAAATTTCGGCACGTGTCACACCTTCCGAACGGTGGCGGTGTAGGTACCCCACGCGCCGCAACCCCTGCAGTCAGACGGACCCTCGGCGCACCCAGCACACACCACGCTCTTACGTCTGCAGCACGTCCTGGTCACGACGTACTCGGCGGCGTTCGGGCACGGAATCCGGACGCTCGGGTCGCATCGAAAGTAGTAATGACATTCACACTTCTTCTCGTTCCCCAACATCTCGGCGAGCTCTGTAGCCGAGATGCGTTCGATCTGAACGTCACTCATGGTCACACCTGACCTTCGCGCGGCTTAATGAGGACGACCTTGTCACCGTTGGCCATCAGTAGGGTGAATCGATCTCGAGCGTCGGTGTAGTGGCCCGCAACCAGCCCGCGGTAGTCGGTAACGGTACCGGTCGGCTGGCGGTACAGGACGTCAGCCTCGAGCTTCGGGAATTCTCTGTAGCGGGCGCCCCTGAAGAAATCGACCAGTGCCTGGTAGAACTCGCCCAGGCTGTCGAAATCGGTCGATTCAAGCTCCCGGGCCAGCACTTCGGGCGCTATGCCGTTGGCGCGGCGTTCGAAGTCGAGATGATAGGTCGTCACAGTGTGTAGTCCTCCAGTGGGTAGTCGTCCTCGAAGTCGTCAACCTCGGCCATGAAGCGGTCCCACATGACCTTGAGTTCGATCCAGCGGCCGCGCAGGTGTCCGGGCTTGAGCTCGTCGGCTGTGAGCCCGTAGTCGAGCGCCTCGATCACGCCACCTTTGGCCCCGATCAGCTCCAGAAATTCGTCATCAGTCATCAGGTCCACTCCTCGAAGAAGTAGTGCGCGCGAACGTTGCGCAGGTACTGCTCGACGACCTTGGTCTCAGGCTCGGCTGGCAGGGGTGTCTCGATCCGGCCAACCCGCTCCTTGGCGTCGTCGATGACAGCCTGGAGCTGCGCGAGGAAGGTGTAGCCGAGGTGGTTTTCCTCGATCCACTCAGTCACCTTGTCCGGGTGCGGGTGGCGAGGGTTGAAAGTGCCCGTCTCCCAGGCAATTCCGAGTGCGTCGATCACCCGGATCAGGTGAAATGCCGGCTTCTTCACGGTCGACGGGTCGCCGCCGTGTTGGTGAATGCCGTCGAGCTCGTTGCGCACGTCGTACCACTGCCCCTGGGCGAACCCGATCCATTTTGGGGCAATGCGCTGGGACAGGAAGCTGTTACGCATGGTGAGCAGGGACGTCGCCGGCCAGCTGTCGTCCTTGTGCTGGTAGTCCTCGGCGAACAACACCTCGAGGGTGTTCATCTCGCCCTTGAGGGCCAGGCGACAGAAATGCCCCACCTCCCATGAGGTGTGCTCCGAAGAGTGCCTCACAGAAGATGGGGGTGGTGTGCCGAGTCCGGCGAAGGACATCGTCGGCGCGATATGGACGGAGTGGAGATCGGTGTCGCTGTCTGGTCGGGCATTGCCGTGAAGTCGAGACCCGACGACCGCGGAGATGATCTGTCTATTGTTGGTCACAGCATTAGACAGTACCATCTGGGTCGTCGACATCTTCATCGCCGGACGCCTCTATGCGCTCCAACTTTTCGAGGAGATTCTTGTGGGCGTTCAACGGCTTTCGGCCATACGCGTAGTGACCGGTCGGTATGTGGACGGCCTTGTATCGACGATTGGGGTCGATGTCGCCGTCGAAGTCGTCATCCGGGGTCGGGTCGGTCTTGATGTCGTCTGGATTGATGTAGTCCAGCGGGTCCAATGACGGCCATGTGCCATCGGCGTTGCGCTCGACCCAGATCCCCTGGTCCATTTCGCTGACCCGGCCAGCCATACCGGGGCTGGGTATCCAGCGAATCTCCTCGAGCTCTTCGTGCCGGCGATAGCCCATGCGTTTGAACGCTTCAGCCATCCGCAAGCCCAGGGGTAGGAACAGCTCCACCGACGGCAGGTTGCCGTGCGGCGGGAGTCTCAGGTTGACGAACCCAGAGTTGAAGTACTCATCCTCTTCCGAGGGTGCTACTGCGACGTCGCGCAGGAACTCTCGATCCAGACGCTCGCGCTCTTCTTGGGTCTGCTCTTTGCGGCCGGTGGTGGTGAAGTGCCTGGTCTCGAGGACCCTGCGTTCGCGGCGGGGTTCCTCGTCAGTCATCGGATGTTGTGCTTGCCCTGGGCCCGGGCCTGCTCGCGCTGCTTGATCTCCCACGCGAGGTCGTCACGCACGCCGGTCATGTTCGGGGTGATGCGAATGGATGCGTTGCCAGTGGACCGGATCTGCGTGGAGCCATCGCCGCCGATCTGGGTCACGCTGTGGCGCGGCCAGTGGAATGCCCAGGGGAACATCAGCTTCAATGCCCCGCGCAGGAACA